AGCTGTCACTACCGTATTTTCCAATACCATATAACATTGTAGCATCATTGCCGTTCCAGGTCAAATAGTCCTTACTCATACGGATTAGTCGTTCATAACGAACATTCATCATACCCAAGGGTGCTAGGATAGTTTTGACAAAATCCGGATCAGCATTGAGCAACGCCTGCGGTGTAGGAAACCAGTATAAGAATTCCGGTAAGGTCATCTTAACTGGCTTACGACTAGTTTGATTGAGCATGATAACACCGACCATATGCTCCCAGGCATTTGATACCTGTTGTTGGACCATTAGGTCATCGCGCAAGGGCTCAAAGAATTTCATTTAACATTAGATGTATCGTAGGTTTGAGCAAAAATATCTTTCTTCACTACACCGTAATCATTAGCACCGTGTCGAACAATATAGTCTTCTCCTGACTTATAAGCCAAATCACCCCAGCTAGCATGTACTACGCCGTCGTGATCTGCTAGTTTGGCATGCTTATGTATCTGCTTTGGAGTAGCAGTGCCATCACCGTTGTCATCATAGAGTTCAGCAAATTTCTCAGCACTTACTGGATATTGTTCACCTTTAGGACCTGTGATAATTTTGTGCCCAGCCAAATAGCTAACTGGGCCTTCTAACGTGTCTACAGTTCCGGAGGAGATAGCTGTTTTATAATGTATAGGTGCAGATTTTTTGTAAGTTTCAAATGCTCCAGTCTTAAACCAATTGTCAGTAATACCTTCCATTGATTCTACGATATTAATAAATTCTTTAATCATTGTTTGTCCAATTCTTTAAATGCTTCCGGAGCACGTTTTTCGGCAAGTTGACGCTGAGCTTGAGCATCGTGTGCTTTGCGTAAAATATTAGCATCACCTGTAGGTAAGGCAACCAATACATATACCCGGAAACGGCCGCCTTCTGCTACACGCTTGATATCACGCACTTCAACACCAGTTAAGTCGACACTCTTACAGCTGGTACGCAAAGCCATTTCGCTGACTTCAGTACTGGTTGCTTCTGAGTCTGTACGATAAATCTTAGTTTGCTGACTAGCAGTACCGCCAGCTGCCATACAGATCTTACCATATGCATCTGCTTTGGCCTTATGATCTGCCATACTAAAGTCAGCACTAACAGCACTACCAGATTCAAATACTGCTGAATTTGAAATTGGAACTTCAGTCATCCATTTAGGAGCCTGACTAATTGCCTGTTCAACATATCGCTGTTGGAGATACCGTTCATTGTCGGCACGTTTTTGATAGGGATCAGTTGTACCACATGCAGCCAATGCAGCCACGATTGGTAATAGTGTTAGATATTTTTTCATTTAGAATTTCCAGTCATTTGATCTTTGGTCCAATTAGCGGCACCTGAAATGTCGTTGCCAAAACCGGCAACTGTGCCACATGCTGTTAGACTACTTAAAAGTAAAGCAACAATTAATTTTTTCATTTTGCCAACTCCGTGCTTTGTGTTTTAACTGTTTCGACGCCCTTGTCTAACATTTTAGCAATGCCGGTGAAACCTACGGTGGCTAATACCAGTCCAAAAATTGTGCCTGCGATAAATGCCTTCATATAGTGCCTTTCTTTTTATCAAATTACATACTACAATACATATTATACTGTCAGAGACTTAGATTGTCAACCTACCATTTATCTACTACAATCCAATTGGCAGCAGAATTATCTAATTGGCAAATAACACCGTAATAGACTTTCAGTTCACCTTTGGCTTCTAAGTGTTCGCTGAATAATCTACAACGACTATTTTGGTAATTAAAGTATTTGGTTACTCTAGCTGGTCCAACTTCATTTTCTAAAATTACATCACCAATCTTAGTCTTATGATTAATCTTTTGGCCTTCACTACAAACTGTTACTGATTCGGTATTAAATGTTCCACCTAGCCCTACTAATAGATTTTTTCGAGCTTTTTCTTGTGCAATCCGGCATAGCGTATCTTCAGAATCAGCACCAGTGTGGCTATCAGTTAAATGATGAACTACGCCGTCTACAGTTAGATCAAATGTGACTGCACATTTACCTTGCGATATATTTTTGGTTAAATTGGTTACTGCACTTACAGTATGTTGACTAGCCAATTGACTAGCCGAACGTATGTCACAATCTGCCCACGCAAGTTGACTAGCCAAAAGAGGTATTAGTAGTAGACGTTTCATGATTTATCGCACGAATATGAGTACCACCAAATGGTAGCTTTTAACTTACTATTGTATTCACGATCCACTAGGCTTAAATTATCCGGATCTGGATCAAAATTTTTATCTTGTTTGATCTTTTTAAGATGTGCCAATTGCTGATCGGCTAGCTCACAGCTAACTGGATAGTTAGCTAGAGCTTCGTAGGTTAGTGGTCCGGCCCAGGGGTTTGGACTTTCATGCTCGTAGCACCCTGCTAGCAGTAGTACTACTAAACACATTGCCAATTTCATTTTACATACTTTCTAATAAGATTCCAGCACTCTTCATTACTAGTATTATAAAACAATTTGGCTGCGCTGTCAACATCTTGTCCACTTTCTGTTGCAATTTGTTTCCGTATTATGGTCGGACACCAATTGAGAAATGCTTGCCCGACTCGATAATCTGGATTACGCATGTACTCCCAATTATAATGTTTGACAAACTCATCAAACTCTTGCGGGCTGAGCATTACTGACTAAATTTATAATTGATTCCGGCTAGAATAAAACTAATGGCAGCACCGGTATAGTCACCTTTGCCTAAATCTTCAAAACCACAAAGGGTTAGCCACCCAATTAGAAACCAAGTAATTTCTGTTTGATTATTCAAATACCATGATCTAAAGCTATTCATCCTCTTACTCCTGTGTTTGTTATTGTTACTTCGGGTCCTTCACTTTCAAAATCCATTCCGCTGCCTCTTCCTTCATAGCAACGACCGTTCCATTTTAATTTCAACTTGATTGCCTTGTTAATGATTACATCAAGTTGCTGTTGAAATACAAATTGATCAACAACTGCTTCAGTTAATTTGGCACTCTTAGCCATTTTAACCTTGCAGGTATTACTGTGGCGAACTATCTGCGACATTGCCCGCCTCCAATTCTGCAATGCGATTTTCAAGAGCATCAATATGATCGGCCATCTGCATTAATAAATTGTTAGTATTTTGACTAGTTGTTCGTAGCATATCTGCCACACTAATTTTTGGTTGTTGTTCTTCTACAATTTTAATTTCTTCTGACATTTTAAATCTCCAATAAAATATTTGGGTTCCAGCCGCTTTCCTCGTAGCCATCATAGCCGCGTGGATTACATACTATTCTAGTAGTACCGATCATGTAGTCAAATGGATAATGCGTATGCCCGTGTGTCCATAATTTAATCTGCGGGTGGTCAAGGATAAATTCATTCAAATCGCTGTGGTACCCGGCATTCATTATAGTTTCGTGTGCGTACATTTCATGCACACTAGCAAAACTTGGACTATGATGACCAACAACTACATATTTGTTAAATGGGTTACTTTCTACTACTTCTTTGATATAGGCTTTAGTACGACTGTGTCGGTCCATGATATCGGCAGCCTTAAGCGGACGATATCCAGCATGTTCTACCCGAATGATTTTAAAATCATTCATCATAGAGGGCAAGGCATGCATAGTCAATGGATCACCTTTATTACAATCAGTCCATAATGTTCCGCCCACAAAAGTAACATCGTCAATTACCTTGGTATCACGTTCCAAAAAGTAGATGTTGCTAAATGATTCCTCACACTCCTGTCTTAGGATATCTATAGTTTCCGCCCACTTGCCGTCATAGAATTCATGATTGCCGGCTATGTAGATAACATGTGGAAATTGGAAGCTACAGCGTTTAAGGAATTCTCTATAACGTAAGGCGGCCTGTTGACGATAACTCATACTATCAACCAATGCTTCACCGGCCCACGCCATGCTCACAGGCTTCGCTCGCTTAAGATGATCAGCGACCATGATATCTCCGCCTAGAATAAGGACGTCATAGTCGTTGTCATTTTTAATCTGTATGTCAGCAAACTCTAAATGTAGATCGCTGACTAGTTTAATTTTCATTGCTCAAACCCTTCTCGCAGAAGTTTTGCCTCTTCACGGCTATTCTCACAGGACTGACACAACACGCGGATCCATCCACCTCGTCTAGTTTCACCAGGTACTCCGCAACTTTCACAAGTAACACCAGACATTGACTCCGCCATGCTAACTAACCCAGCAACATATTCATCTCCGCCTTGATAATAGAATCGTAGCGAACCGAACTTTTCTTTGACTTGTTGTACAACTACCTGTGGAACAATTTCGCCATCTTTATTTTTCCAATCTAAGTGATGTTGGATGTTTTGGCATAACTGAACTAGGATATTAGCCCAGCCTGCACCCACAGCAATACCACCGTACTTACCTACAAACATTTTTGGATATACTTTTGGAAAGTATTCTTGCATTTCTTGTTCTGTCATAGCTTGCTCCTTGTATTATGTATTTTACATGAAAATGCAGTCGGTGTCAATCTTTTGTAACCTTATATAGACCTTTTTGGCTAGGCGTTGTATTATTGGATTTGAGATATTGCCAAATTGTTTAACATATGAATGTAGAGCAGGACTAACATATTGACTATTGAATTTTAATTTACTCAGGCTGGCAAATGTTGGCATGTATCTTAGCGCACGAGTTTTACCTAGACTTCTACATAATTCGATGGCTATGCTAATCGCGTAGGCATCTATTTCGTCAGGGTCTTCTAGATAGGTATTACCATTATAAAAAACTTCAAAGATTCTTTTACGGCTTTGGCGTTGATGTCTAAACTCGTGTACAGTGGCATCAAATATTTGTATTAGCAAATTAGTTATATGCAATTCGTCCCAAACTAAGTCTTTGGTGAAATTATGATATATGCTTATTTCTATTGCTATTTCTCGACGATGATCATCGATCGGGTCATAAAATGCATTAACACAGAATTCGTCTAAATCTAGTGTTCGATCTCTCAGACTCTTTATTCTAATATCAAACCCTTGGGTTCGAAATTCTCTGCGTAGGCTAGTTAGTAATGATTGGAAACTTACACCCGATTTGCTTTTGTTCCTTACGGTCTTACAAACTAAACAAACGGATTCCATTACGCTATTCATTACTATAACCTATAAGTTATCCTACCTTTAGTTAAATCATAAGTGCTGACTTCTAATCTAACTGAATCACCTTCGATAATTCTTATTTTATGCTGTTTAAGTTTCCCGCCCAGGTAACACAGTAGTAAATCGGGCATATTTTCTACACGCACTCTAAACATATTAGCAGGTAGAACTTCTTCTACAGTACCGGTTAATTCTAATAAATCGTCTTTACTCATGCATTTACTTTTTGAATAGTCCAACTACCATCATGGTTATCAGTCCATTCCAATGTATCCCCTTCTTTCCAACCCTGAGTTTCTAAAAAATCATCCGGAAACGGCAATAATAAATCGCCTGTTGCAGGATCTTCTTCTACAGTTATAGTCCAATTTGTTTTCATATTATTATTTAACCTAGTGTTTATCTTTAGGCCATGGAACTGGAATCCAACCTAATCTGTTGAAATCTCTTTCGATTTCATCGGTTACTGTACCTTCTGGAACATATTTTTTGGCAGCAAATTCTGCTTGTGCATCATGCTCCTGTTCATTTGATAGTGCCGCAAATCCACCCATACCACTGCAATACCAATCCATATAGTCGCCCTTACCTATGAAGTCAGATACTAGTCCGCCGGCGGCACGCCAACTACAGGACCAATATTCTTCTTTTAGTATGGGCCATAAATCACGTGGGCAATATTGCATATTGCATAATGCCGCATAGAGATTTTGAGCATAGTCATCACGAGTCCTAATTTTATTCAGGATCTCGTCATCACGCCAAATATCTTCTATGAGATTATATTCCTTCATTCGTGCCATGCGCCCTGAAAACAGTGCCGAGTTTCGTGACCCAGGGTGTGCATTGTTGGGTTTTTAAAGGTATAGATAATACAGTTATTCACGCCGTTAACTGGGGCATCATTAAATGAACAGGCTTGCACAGCCATTTTAAATCCGGTTCCACCTCTGCGTCGGCTTTCTTTATCACAAGCTGCCTGTACATCATCAACAGGGATCCATCGGATATTGCTTTGAACTGCAATATTTTTAGCGGTGGAAAATGGCATGATCGGATTATCTTCAAATCCGTATGCAGTGGAACTTACCATTAATACTAAAAATAAAAACTGTTTCATACTAGCCTTTCTGTGCCTATTTTGGTGTAGACGGAAGGATTCGAACCTTCAAAGTCGCTCTAAGAGCTAGACCCTTGCCCTCCCCAACAAATGCTGGGGAGGAGGTATACCAAGTTCCACTCACGTCTACATTGTTATTATAGTGCCTTTTGTAAATACTGTCAATGCAATTTTCTACAATACCCTTCGATAAGATTACATATTTTGGACAGCAAACCATGCTGGATCGTCCATTATTTAACACGAGTTGGATATTGGGCCGTTTTTGTAATTATAAATGTAGCTATTGCTGGCCCTATGCTCGCAGTGACAAAATGGACTATCAGCCATTTGAAGTCTATACTCACGCAATAGATGAGATTAAACGTCAAGCTCGCCAAAATGGATTTACTCAATTTCACTGGTCATTCAGCGGAGGCGAACCTACAGCATACAAGCAACTGCCCGATTTAGTAAAACATCTAGATGAAACAGAAAGTCCCTATCAAAGCATACACATGACAACCAATTTGAGTCCGGGATCAAAATGGTGGAAGACATGGTGTACTAATACAGCTTTATTACAGCGTCGTAGTATCACAGCTAGTTTTCATGCAGAGTTTGCTAAAGAGCAAGAGTTTGGTGACAAATGTCTACAGTTGATTTACGAAGGAGTATATGTTACAGTTAATCAAGTAATGGTTCCTGAACAGTTTTATGAAACACTAGAACGTTGTAATCGGTTACGTTCCAAAGGAATTAATGTAACACTTAAACCACAAAGCAATGATACTGCAACTGCTATCGTAGATGGATATACTCCCGAAATGATCAAGATCATGCAAGATGACTTTGAACAACAAGAAGGTTATCAGATTAGATTAACAGACGGTCATCAAGATTATTATATCGATCAAGCAGAACGATTTAATGCGTTGGGTTTTAATCAGTTTACTGATTGGACTTGCAACAGCGGATACCAAAGTGTTATAATAAGAGGTGACGAAGTAAAACGAGCATATAGTTGTCAAGAAGAATCTTTGGGCACAATAGAAAAATTTACTTTGTTTTCCAACCCTAAAAAATGTGTAACTACCAGATGTGTTAGCTCAGCAGATAGCAAGGTACCAAAATGCAAATAGATACCGAACACTTACATTTTTGGATGCAGGCCATCCGACAAAGTCCAGATCCTATGAGAACTATGGACGCATTTTGGCAAGGGCAAATTAAAAGCAAAGAATGGTTAATAGACAATATTAAACCCTATGTTGCTAATGCCGTGAGTATAGATATTCACGGAGGATGGGTAGGTGTCTTGGCCAGTCTTTTATTTCAAAGTGATATCGCAATTAAATATCTGCGTAGTATAGACATAGATCCGGCATGCCAGCCGATCGCCACAATGATGAATAAGATAGAAGAGCAAGACGGATACTTTAAGGCTGTTACCGCTGACATGTGCGAAGTGGAGTCTACAAGCGATATCATAATTAATACCAGTTGTGAACACATCACACAGGAGCAGTACGATAAATGGTTATCAAATTTACCAGACTCAAGTCTGCTGGTACTACAAAGTAACAATTACGATATTCCGGAGCATGTTCGATGGGCCAATGATCTCGGTGATTTTCAAAAACAAAGTAATATAAATGTACTGTGGAGTGGCGAGTTACCTACACAGTTGTATAATCGTTATATGTTAATAGGCTACAAACATGTTTAAATTTAATGAACTAAACGCTCTTCAAATTGAAATAACTAATCGCTGTCAAGCAGCCTGTCCACTTTGTGCAAGAAACGTGCATGGTGGGTTAGATAATCCTATAATGAAGTTAAATGATTGGTCTCTCGATGATTTCAAAAGAATTTTTAATAAAGAAGTATTGTTACAGATTAAATCTATTGATTTCGCAGGAACTGCTGGAGAGCCCACACTTAATAAAGATTTAATTGCCATGTGCGATTATGTTAAGACAACTAATCCAGCTATATTCATTAGTATTTTTACTAATGGTGGCGCACGAAATTCTAAGTGGTGGGCAGAATTAGCAACAGTAATGCCATTCAATCATAGCGTAGTTTTTGCATTAGATGGATTAGAAGATACTAATCACCTATACAGAGTTAACGTGACATATGATATGGTTATAAAGAACGCAAAGACTTTTATAGCAGCAGGTGGCTATGCAACGTGGCAGTTTATACAGTTTAAACATAATCAACATCAAATTGAGGAAGCTAAACAACGAGCTAGGGATATTGGATTCAAAGCATTTTCATTAAAAACTAGCCGCAGGCACGGTGACGAACCATTTAAAGTACTAGATAGAGATGGTATTGTTACACATTACTTAGAATCTTCAGATTCTGCTCCTATCAAATTTATTAAGAAGGGAGACTTTGATAATTTTAAAAAATGGGATAAAGCTGATGAAATCCATTGCTATGTTAAAAAGAATAGAGAAATTTATATTGACGCAAACTACATAACCCTGCCTTGTTGCATTATGGGATCGTTAACCTATTTAAATATTGATTATAATAAAGAATATTATAAACAGTACAACGTCTACGATTCAGTGTCAAACTATGATGCCGGCACTGGATTAAATGAAAGTTTTTCAAAACTGGTAAATGATATGGGTGGATTTGATGCTATTGATGCTAGTAAAGTAGACATTAAAAGTTTGCTTGAATCGGAGATGTGGCAAACAATTATGCAGAAGAAATGGAAGGATAAAGATTCTGATGTATGTATTAAGATGTGTAGTGCATCTAGTCCTTTTTCCACTATGGAAGATCAAGACACTTATGTAGAACGTTTTAATTAAAATACGTATCGAATCCGCGACCGGCCCTATTTGTTGTACCTCGTATAAAGAAATCAGCAGTTAAGCAAAAACGATTTTGTCCACTGTTGTTAACTTCGGCTTCGTGTTCTAAATGGCTAGGGAAGCAAACAGTCATATTGTTTTTAGGAGTTATTGAATAATCTTTGCAATTAATTAAATTTGTAGTATGATATTCAACATCTAGCATAGCAGGGAATAAATTTAAATAATGAGTATTCTTCTTAAAAATAAGATTACCACAGTTTTCGTATGTATCTAAGTAAGTAGTTAATACAAACACACAATTATTATGTATATGGGGTCTATTATATTGACCAGGTTTATGTCTTGTAATCCAACTATGCTTAATGCTAATACTTAAAGACAAATCTACACATAATATGTCTCTCCAGTACGTGTTTGCAATGTTAATTGTATTTGCTTTTAGCTGTGCCAATTCTTGACAATCGGTTAATACTTGAAATGATTTTGAAATATCAAGATAGTGGTTTTCTTTACTATGCCATGGCATATATTCTAATTTGTTTTTTATAAAATCCATAGTGTCTACGGGTAATTCGGGTGATTCGAATATGGATATAGGAACTGGAAATAAATTAATAGTAGTTGACATAAGAATATTTATGCCACTATAATCCTTAAATAAATATGATGATATGTATAAATTTAAAGAAATAGGCGCCCTTCACGTTGAACTTAGTTCAAATTGTCAAGCCAGTTGTCCTATGTGCGCTAGAAATCATCACGGCGGCAAAGATAATCCCTTGCTCAAAGTTAAAGATATTGATCTTAGATTCTTTATTAGAATGATTCCTAGCAGGCTTGTAGAACAATTACACACTATAACAATGTGTGGAAACTTCGGTGATCCATTGCTTAATAATGACTTACTTAATATTGTCAAATATATTACTATGAACAATCCTAATATTAGGATTGATATACATACTAACGGAAGCCTACGTTCGACTAAGTGGTGGGCAGAATTAGCCGCAGCATTACCCGACAATCATCTTGTACAATTTGGTATTGATGGATTGGAAGATACTCACGCACTGTATCGTGTGGGGACGGACTTTAATAAAATCATTGACAATGCTAAAACATTTATTAATGCTGGCGGCAAAGCTCGCTGGAACTTTATTACATTTAGACACAACGAACATCAATTGGAAACCGCCCGACAGATGGCTAAGGATTTAGGATTTGATAGCTTCTATGAAAAGCAAACTAGCCGCTTTATAGGTAACCCTTGGTTTGATGCTTACGATAAAAATGGGAATGTAACCCATCGATTAGAAAATCCAACGGAACAAAAATTAGTGTTTGTAGATAAAAAGACTGTAGAAAACTATAGAGAATTAGTTGCTAGTGCAACAATTAAATGTGAAGTTGAAGAACTTAATAGTGTATATATAGATGCACTAGGATACCTATGGCCTTGTTGCTTTGTTGGAGCCACTCCATATATACATACAACAGAACAACAACTTGTTCATGATTTTCAAACAGATAGTAAATCAAGCCTTAATAGACTGCTAGAAAAATTTAAAGGTATTGAACAATTAAATTTACGTAAGAGGTCTGTTCAGGAAATAGTAGATAGTCCTGAATGGCAAAGTCAGTGGGACGAATCCTTTGAAGGTGATAAACTACATGTCTGTGTAAGAACTTGTGGTAAGTTTCCCGATGCTGTTATTAGTCAATGCCGCGATCAATTTGTAGACCTGGACACATTTAATGAATAAGGTATTTTGGCTACAGCCCGAAACAACCCAACTAGGTGATTGGCAAAAACAAATTACCGAGCTAACCGGAAGTCCTAGCTTTTGTGTCCTACCGTGGATACATCTGGCCACCCGCCCTAATGGTGATATGCGTATATGCTGCGTGGCAAATGCGTCAGGTGCCGATAGTGGTGAGTACGATGTGGGGCTTGTTAAAAAGGAAGATGGTACTCCTGCTAATTTTGGGCGTGATTTGCCCACTGAGGCATTTAATAACAACTATATGCGATCGGTGCGTAAAACAATGTTAGCTGGTGAAGTGCCAGCTAGCTGTTTAAAATGCTATCAAGAAGAACAACAAGGTGTTGCCAGTAAGCGTATCTGGGAAACAGGCACCTGGCATTTACAAGAAAAAATCGATATTAAAGAATTAATTGCAGAAACGCAAGCAGACGGTTCTGTACCTTATAAGTTACAGTATTTAGATCTTCGCTTGGGAAATACTTGCAATCTCAAATGTATTATGTGTAGTCCACACGATAGTAGTTTATGGACTCCCGAACATAAAAAAGTATATCCGCTCTTTCAAAGTCCGTTAATTAAAAAACAAATGGGCTGGGATAAAAAAATGCACAACAACAGCTGGCATGAAAATCCCGAGTTCTGGGAAGAAGTCTATGATCAAATTCCCAACATTAAACAGTTGTATTTTGCAGGTGGTGAACCGTTGCTCATAAAAGAACATAAGGTATTTCTTTTAGAAATTATCAAACGTGGTTATGCTAGCCAAATTAGTTTACGGTATAATACTAACGGTATACTAGTCAATGATGAAATAATTGATATATGGAGCCAATTCCGTAAAGTAAAAGTAGGTGTTAGTTTAGACGGTATAGGACCGCGCGGTGAGTATATACGCTATCCCTTAGATTGGAAGACAGTAGAAGAAAATTTAATTAAGTTAGATAATGCTCCAGACAACATACAGACTAACATTGCCATGGCTGTACAGATACTAAACATTATGCACGTTCCGGATTTTATTAAATGGAAAGTGCGTATGAATTTTAAGAAAGTTAACTTTGATAAGAATGCCGCGGGACATGTAATGGGTGGAGGTTTAGTAGGTGTACACTTGCTATGGATTCCTACTTGGTTAAGTTTACGTGTATTACCTAAAGAAGATAAGGCAGAAGTACGTGAACTATTTTCTGAACTACAGCAATGGTTATGGGACAACTATACACAAGATGCAGAGTTCTGGGAAGTTAATCCCTATGGATGGCGTCGCTGGGAAGGTATACTAGACTGGATGGACGCAGAAGATCATACTAATTTACTACCAGATTTCCGTGAGTACATTAATACAATGGATGCACAACGTAAAACTGATTTTAAAATTACATTCCCCGAGTTGACACATTTACTATGATTACTCGGATTGAATCAACACAACCCCGTAATAGATTAGAACTTCGATGGGCTTTGAACAACGTTTGTAATTTTAAATGTAGATATTGTTTTCCGGGTAGTAATGAAGGAAATTATCCAAGCCCAACAGATGTTGATTTATTAATTAAAAATTTTAATTACATGCTAGATTATTATAGCAAATATGCCGGTAAAGAAGTATTTGATTTAAAAATACTAGGCGGCGAGCCTACTATGTATAAAGACCTTGATAAATTTATTAGAGGAATTAAAAAAGAACATAATGTATATGTTAGTGTTGTTTCAAATGGATCTCGAACAATACGATGGTGGAAAGAAAACGGTATGTTAATTGATAATTTAATTTTAAGTTATCATCAACAATTTGCTGATTTAGATCATACTATTAATGTTGCTGATATTATTCATGCGTATGGTAAAAAAGTTACAGTTCATGTGTTAATGGATGATCAGCACTGGGATGAATGTGTTGCAAGTGTAAATTATATCAAAGCAAACAGCAAATATCGTTGGATGATTCAAACCAAAGAGTTAGTTTCTACTTCTCGAGTTAACATCTCGTATACAGATAAACAAAGAAACTTTTTTAAATATGAGCTTAAACGATTTCCTAGCATAATATGGATTTTAAAAAATCTTCATTTATTGTTTAAAGGACACGTTAAATTATTTGAAAGCAAATATACAGTTAATGGTAAGAAGCGCCGAGCTACTTCTCAATATTATATAACTACACAAGAAAATAATTTTAAGGGATGGGAATGTGCAATCGGAGTGGAGTCAGTCTATATAGATTTTGACGGTGAGTTAAAAGGTAGTTGTGGTCAATTAATTTTTAATAATACAAGATATAATATCTTAGACAAGCAATTTATTAGTATTTTTAATCCGCAACTATCACCTAGCATCTGCACTATTAATAGATGTGTATGCCCGCCAGAAACACATTTATCAAAGTCTAATCTTAGTCAACGGAATGTCGGCAGCACACGTACAATAATTCCGATCACAGATAATCGGATCTACAGGAATAGTAAAGTTTCCCTGGTAGATATTACCTAAACTACCGCCCACTCGGCAGGTAGCGCGATGTACATCACCATCCCAATTAATCATTAGACTTTCTATCCCGGCGTTGCACGACCAACCCTTGTACTGATTGCGATGCAGTTTAATAACATCGTTGGCATGCTGTGTTATTTGTCCAAACTTATCATCGAGCCAAATAATAACGTTAGGAGCAACTGTTGCTTCACTATCTTTAATCCAATTTAAATCATCTGGGTGATAGCGCATATCATCGAACAAATCGTGATCTCCTTCGGTCCAGCGTATTCTGCGTATAGTGTATGGTACTTTTATAATATCGAGATAATCAGCTGAATCTTTAACATCCTTCATGTGATCATGATGTGCCATTAACTGTAACACTAACGATTTGCTACTATCTTTCAAGCTAGTGGCAGTATGTAAAACTCTCTTAAAATCATATTCAAAGTGTATACTGAATACATATTGATCAACTCGTTGTCGTTGATACCATTCAGGTGTGCGTGTACCATTTGTAGTCACGCTGATCCAACTGATACCGACATGTTTAGCATAGTTGATTAATTCTTCAAAGTTTGGATGTACTGTAGGTTCCCCACCTGTGAAACTTAGTCGTACAGGTTTGCCTATCTTTACTAATTGATCTACGGTATTCTTTAATATTTCTATATCAGTATGTTTACTATTATTATCATGTATACTGCTAGGACAATAACTACAATCGTAGTTACAACGCTTGCCGAGATTCCACTCGACTTTAACACTATTTTGATGGGGCCAGCGGCTAGTAACTTTAAACATAGTCTTTGAATTCTTGTACTACATCAGTAAATGTTCGGCTGTTTCTAGTTTTATCTAACCGCCGATTAAACTCTACGCAATCTTCCCATAAATCACTAAGATCCTTAGCATTAAGAAAATTAATGTTATCTTGAATTTGTCCTAGTGTGTATTCTAATAGTTCAGGTCGTTCTTTAACTAGTTTGAAATTGGCCACTCGATCTTTAACTGCTTCCAGACGCATGATAGCTAACGATTTTAAGGGAGCAGGTAATACTTGCGCCGATAATAGATTAGGATAACTTACACGATGGGTGTGAAATATAATACCTAACTTGTCTAAAAACTCTTCTATAATCTTGTCTAATATTAGTACGTTACTTACCTGAACAGTACAGGCACCTACTATACGACTAATGTTTGGTATAGATTGTATTTGCCGAATGTTAGTAACCACTTCCTTCCAGCTGGCATTTGATCTTATGTATTCATATACATCACCTATACCATCTATACTTACATTGACCGCTACACTTTTGAACTTGGGCCAGTATTGCCAAACAGTTCTGTTACTCTTGCCTAGCATACTTAAATTAGTAGCGTACTTTATTTCAATTTGATCACCGTACGGAGCAAGCATATCTAATATACGATAGTGCTGTGGATCCATTAAGGGCTCCCCACCGGCAAATTCTACACGACGGAAGTGAGGTAATAGTTTTTCTAGACTAGCCCACCACGCTGGACTATCTTGGAATTTATCTAGATGGGGTTTACTTTCTAAATTATTTTCTTCTACAATAGCATACATTATATTGCTTTCTTTCTTGTAGAACTCTTTAACTTCATTCCAGTCTGTCCAACTAGTGCTATCCATAGGATGACACATACGGCAAGCAAGATTGCATAAGTTGTTTAATTTAAGTTCCATGGTAGGAATCTCAAACGGCATTGTAAAATCGTCTTGTAAACTGTTGAGTGCATCAGGATATAAATTAATCCTAGCTTCTGGTATCTTACCTGCTATATGACGCTGACGTAAACTTTCAACACCTTGATCTTCTAAACTAAAACATGGTTCACACTCGGGCGGACGTTCATCGTTGAGCACCTGCTGGCGAATACGTTTGATTGTATTGTTATTCCAAATTTCTTCTAACGATTGTTTATCTATAAATCCAATAGGATGGCTGCGACAGCAGGCGCAGATAGCCCCATCTTCTCTTGTGGCTAATCCTGTAAAAGGATGCATACAGAATGTTTTACTGTTTGGCAACATATCTTATTAGAGGACTTAGTCCCACTGGTTGGTTATCTTTAAGAGCAAGGTAAATGCTCTTAGTTGGTGTTAGATCAAAGTCCTTGCATATCTTATAGTAAGTATCGCCGTAAGTATTCCACAAATAGTCTGGTAGAAGATTACGTAAGAAGTGTAAGCCAATCATCGCAGGTGCACGGAGATTCATATTAAAGTCATTCATAATAGTAACAGCATCTGGATCCTGACTTTTAGTCCAACGCAATCCTACACGATTCCAACCTAGACCCAAACCTTTACTGAGGCTGATACCAACGCTACGAACAGCAGGATGCCCGACATCGAAAACAATATCCCTACAACAAGTAATCCAAGCGCCATCAATATGGACCGGAATTTCTTTATCCAAACATTCATCTAATATCTCCGTCATTTGATCATAGACTGCTCCTGTACCGGGAAAGGGCATGGCAATAATTAACGGTAAGTCTCGACGTAAGTATCCCGGTATACTGTAAACTAAATTAGGATTTAGTCTAGCGTGATATCTATAATCGCCCTTTAGAGTCTGCACAGGCCCTTGCATATAGATAGCATCGATAAATTGTGTACAACCATTTATAATATCAACACGGTCAAATTTATCAAACCCAGTGATATTATTAAGTTTACTGGCAAATAACCATGCCGTCATTTCTTTTTTAAAATTGATATAGACTTGATCAGTAATGTCTTTATCCAGGACTCCGTTTAATACATCTTGTTGCAGTTGCTCAATCCTAAGATCAGATAATGGTTGAGGACGATCTATCTCTAGCCATTTGGAATCATATGAAGGAGCAACACGTTGTGGTTTCATGAATTATTTACACTATAATACTAGCACATAAATATTTCATGCTAGAGCTCACTGATTATACTATATCTAACGAATTATTACAAGAGGCAATTAGTCTATTGCCCAAAATAGATGCACGGTTAGCTCTTAATCAACCTAGTGCTAGATTCTTTAAAGATCCCTGGAAAATAAAACCAGAGTTTAAAAACACAGTTTGGGAACAGATTCTAGATAGTATTGCTTGCGATAAAGGAGAAGCCAGACTAATTAAACTATCTCCGGGTGAGGCATATCCTAGTCATGCTGATATGGATGATCGATGGCATTTGTCTATTTGCGGTAATCATTCATATCTAATAGATTTAGAAAATAATCAAATGTTTCAAACTAAAGTAGACGGCTGTTGGTATAGTATGGACGCCGGAGTAAGACACACTGCTGCTAATTTTGGCAGCGAAGATAGATTGCAGTTAGTGGTCAGGAAGTTACTACCGACTAATATTCTTAAAGATCCGATTGATGTACATATTACGCTGAAAAATATCGTAGCAGATCGTAGATTTTTATTTGATGATATTATTAGCCCGTGGTTGAATAGAGCGTTCAAACGTGGTATTGTTAGTGACTTTGATGGTCAAGATCTAATTGCAAAACTTACCATAGAAGTAGACTGCTTAGATGAGTTAGATGCGTTGACTAAAGATTATTTTATACTAACAATAGATGTATGAATACAGATAATTGGAATCCCTTTTATAAAATCAATCCAGAAGATAATAATCTGATTGAAACTAATTTAATATATACTCCTCTAGTAAGTCCTAGTGGTAATGTATTTTGTATGCATTTTGATCATACTAGCAAATACCAAAATGAAGATCTAGCACACTGGTTACCTAATCGCCCGTACTATACTAAAGAGATGGTTAAATTTTTCTTCGATAGAGAAGTTGAGTATCTTACAGTATTCAAAGATAGAGTTTGGGCTCCAAGAAATATTTCAATAGACACAGAAGAACAAAAGATATTTTTCAGCTGGGTTGGAGAAACCTGTAATCAAATAGTATATACAGAGCGTAGTTTAGATGAAGAATGCCCCGATTGGAAAGAACAAATGTTTTCAATTTTAAAAGACATAGTTGATTCTGGATACTATAAAACTAGTCTATATCCGCATTGTTATTTTATTGATAACGGAGTATTGCGTACATTTGATTTTTATGGGTGTGTTAGAGCAAGAGATCCGTATGTCAAATTAGATCATATTCGAGGTATGATCGGTGAAACGTCGGGACCTAGATTTGAAGCAGCGATAGAAGGTGATGTTCTTAATATTGAAATATTATTCAAACAGGCATTAGAATCATGGGTTAAGTGGCCAGACGATGTTTTACCAAAAATGTACAAACAGCTATTTTAATAAAACTGTTATCAACCAAAAGATTATCATATAAATATTTCATGAATTGTTCAAATATTATAGATTGGAAACATGTAATTGATACCCTAAAGGATCCAGCAGTTCCTGCATATATCAAACCGGAAGAATGGTCCATGAAGAAAGATTATAATGAAATCCACAAGTTATGGATGGACGCTAATATGAATATTGCCGGCGTTCGAGTATTCAATTATGAACCATTCCAAATCGATGATAACGTTGTTCCTGCGATGGAGAAGTTCTTAGGGTTGACTCATGTAGAATCTTGGATTAGTAGAATAGATCCTGGATGCATGGCCCCTTACCATTGGGACTTTGATAATCCTGCTATTGCAACACTGCCTCGAGAACCAAAAAGATATTCTGTACACATTAGCGAATTTTCATTTGGTCATGTTTTTATTGTAGATAATAGAATTTGTTATAATTTCCAAGTAGGTGATATAGTAGAATTTTCAAATTTTAGAGAGTGGCATGCTGGTGCCAACATGGGCCTTGTTCCGAAATACATGTATCACTTTATAGGATATTAAATGAGTAAAGTTAAATTTGTAGGTAATTCTGCAGATATCATTGACTGGAACAAAGTTGTAGCAGAAGTTATCGATAAGCCGGGCAAGTTAGTCACAGCCGATAGATCCAAGTGGAAGATGGATTCTAATCCGGTCTACGGAGAACTGGTAGATCTATGGGAGCGAGCAAACTTTAACTTTGATTCTATCAAATGGATTAACTACTACCCGGGACAAGACTTTGATAGCGAAGTTATAGTTAAACTAGAAAACTTATTAAAAGTTAAAACAATCAAAGTATGGCTGGCAAGAATAGATCCCGGATGGTGTACACCATGGCATTGGGATACTGATGATAATGAAGAAGAATGGAATAAACTAGGAAACACTCGTCGCTTTATGATATTCATTGATCCGCCTGCGGTGGGACATATACTTGCCATGGAAGAACAGTGTTTCTATAATGAAGCCATCGGCAACATGTATGAGTGGAGTGACTATAAACTATGGCATGCTGGAACTAATGTAGGACTTACTCCTAAGTTTATATTACACTGGATGACTTACGATTAATCTAAATTATGATCAATGTAGAATTTAGGTTTATGATATGCATCATCGGTTTCATGAGTACTAAATTGAAAAGTCACTCTCGGTATCATGCTAAGATTAACTACTCCGTGTATTAGATCGGCCTGATCCCAAGTCCATAAATCACCAGCTTTATAATTAGTCATCATCTGGCCCCCTTCTGATACAAATACATGGCCTGGATGATAATCCATCATTGCCATCCAGTATCGTTTAGCAGTTTGATAAATCTTTGTATGTGGGTCGTAATGCATACAAGCAACTGAGCCTGGCAGGAATTTAATGAACCACCAATCCCAAGTTTTATTCCCTAAATCAATAGGTGGTGTTATTACAAAGTCCTTAATATCTTCAGTATACTGATTATACATATTTGAGTAAAAGTTACGTTTATCGTAACCTGCTGCACAAAAAGTTTTATACCACGCTTCGTGTTCGGGGTGACCCTTCCATGTCAGTGGTTGATTTAACAGCGTCGGATCACCTTGAGTTTCTACTATTCTTTCTAGTAGCTCTGGCTGAATCCAATCTTTAAAATTACCTAGATATTTCATTATAAAAACTCATCTGCAGACTAATTCGGGGATTCATACTGATATTTGCAGCACCGTGCAAACACATAGCATCAGGCCATAAAAACAAATCGCCAGCCTTATAATTATTTAATAACACATCATCGTAGACAAATATGTGTCCATCTTCAAAATCTGTTAGCATCATAGTATAACGCTGACAATCTTGTGTATCTATAACATGCGGATCAAAATGCATAGGCTGCATATCCCCACCCATGTATTTAACTATCCACCAATGATGTACTGGTGGCAAGTCAGGTAGATTAAATTTAAAATCAATTTGATCTAAAAACGGTTTTATACATTCTGTATTTTCAGTGTACTGATGAAAATGATAATCTAGTTTAGGATAGCCGGCATTTTCTAAAGCAATACGGGCAGCGTCCCATTCTGGTTTACCCGACCATTTTTCAGGCTGATATACCGGAGTAATTTCACCATCATTGTTTAATACAGCATCAATTAATCCTGCTGGAATTTGATCTATGTAATTTCCGATATATTTCATTTTAATATAAATCTAAGATCGATATGCGTTTTTAAAAAATCTGCCACAAGCTCGTGTCCATTTTCCAGGGGATGATCACCAGGACCCCAATCTATATTAGGGAAGTTCATTACATAATGCCTTAATGCCATAGTGACCATGTAATAAGTTAAATCCATTTGTGATACAAATAGGTCTTTTATATCTTGGCGCAACAACACCGTCTTTGTGTCAAACGTGTTAAGCATTAAGTAAGGAATATTATTTTTCTTTAGAAATGATTCTAATAATACTACTTGAGTTAAAAAATTTATAACATCAGTTTCATCGGAAGAATATCGTGTCCAAATTTTTTCAGCAAGTTTTTGATCATCCCCACGAGTCGATGCTGAAAAGTTAGTCCAGTTATTTTTTTCTTGACTAAACAATTCAAAACGATGTATCAATGTCCATGTAATAATAACAAGAGGTTTACGCCCTTCCAGTAATAATCTACTAATATCTTCAACAGTAGTTCTAACTATTCTTTGATTACTACCACCTGGTGAAGCAGAATTTAACAACGGTAAATTATAATGCTTTGATAACAAGCCTGGAAAGGAATATGCTAATCTATGTGCTTCGCTTTCATCACCTAGCTCTGATCCCCAAGCCCAACTATCGCCATTACAATATAAAATGTCGGGTGTAATTTCTTGAGGTGAAATGGTTATATGCTTCATTTACGATCCTTTAAAAATTTAAGTAATGGATTAAAATAATCACGCATAACTTGCTTGTATATTAACAGCATATTTCCACTGACTTTCGGTACGTTTTCATACTCTTCCCATGATAGTGAATCGAGCTCTTCCCAGGACCAATCTCCGTGATCAAATGCAGTATGTTTAAATACCCACTTACCTTTGCGTTTGATTGTACTTAGCCTAGCTTCCCAGTAGTCTGATACCGCTTTGGCTTCATCGTAGTTGGTAATATCAGTACCGTCATTCTTTTCCCAATACCAGGGGCGATTTATTGGGTCAGGCCAACTATAACCCCACTTTTCAGCTTCACGTTCAAATTGACTAGTGACCTTATATCTATCTAAGGGATCCGGGGCATACTGCCGTAGTGGAACAAGACCGATAGCATCGATAGGAGCATCTTCACGCATAAACCATTCGACAGATTCTGCAACGCTGGCACTATCTTCCCCCGGTAAACCTGTGATAAATTGGCTACTGATTAACACATCTCCGCCCCATACTGCTTTACAATCTATCAGAGCTTGTTTAAGTTTATCCGGACTTGCTCCTTTTTTAATTGCGCGACCTGCTGTTTTATTAAACGTTTCGATGCCTACTACAATATCTTTAAATCCACAGTCTTTAATAAGTTGCATTTGTTCGGGGTGACTCGCTATTAGATCTAATCTAAAAAATCCCCAGAACGCAGGCTTAAATGGTAAACTTTTAACAATAGCTAAAAATGTTTCTAGTTTTTCTGTGCTGTCATTAAACGTGTCGTCGGTCACGTAGTATTTCCATACACCCCAACGTTCCCAATTCTCTATAAGTTCTTCACGAATAAGTTCCGGGGTCTTTGTGTAATCAGCTACATTCTTTTGTCCTATTAACGGCCAAGTACAAAAACTGCAACTAAAACGGCACCCCCTGCCAACTTCTAATCCTAATCCTTCGTACGACTGTATAAAATCTTCTTCCTGATAGCGTGTAGTGCTGTAGACATAGTTGAATTGTTCTTTGTTACCCTGAGCTTTAGTATCGTAGTCCACAATAGTATTAAAGATGCGTTTGGGTCCTTGCCCACTAATGCTTAATACATAGTCAACAAACATAGTTTCGGCCATACCTACAAAGTAATTATCAACTAACGGTGTACCAAAGTATTCCCAAGTCTTACTGCCGCCCATGACAATTTTGGTCTTAGGATTTAGATCTTTAATATACTGTAACCAAGGAAGACTGTTACCGTTGGCAAACTGTAGTGGTAAACCTTTTGCATACCATTCTTCATCTTCTAATTTTAAAAAATCCTGTGAGCTAGTCCTGGCATAACTGGCCTGTAATAATCTTGCTTTCTTTTGTCCTTCTACATCCTGCATACGGTAAGGGAAGATACTAGTGCTAAATCCTACAAACAGTGTCTCTGGACCTATAGCTAAATTCAATAACTCTTTGTACAAGTCAATGTCGATTGCAAAAGCCCAATCTAGTACAAGTATTTTAAATCCATAGCGGCGCAGTTCGTTAGCAAGACGATGTACGCCATAGCCGCGACCGAGCCAATTTTGACTAGTACATTCTGTAATAAAAATTCCGTGGTACATTAGTATGAATCCAAATGATCAATGCCCAGTTTTTTACGGAACTCATCTGTAAACTTGCCATCAATACGTAGACTATAGCTCTGTTCCATTATACGTTCACCACCGTGCCAGTCCTGATCGTTCCACCAGGCAACTCGTGTATTTAGATATACCTTATTCTTAGTTTCCGGATCCCAGATATAAAATGCTTTTTTAGTGTTAGGACGTATGTGTATAAATTCATTACGGTGTAAAAATGTTTGATTCATACCATTCTTAGCATCTAAGTCTCTATGCTCAAACGGAATACCATCTGCTTCGCAATGGAAGAATATAACACGACCGATATCTTCAAACACTGTACCTACCAAACTTTCTATCCACTTAACTGTGTTGGGAAAATATTCTGCTTCAGGAGTTAGTTTGCGTGGTGCAGTACGATCATCCCACGATCCTTCTTCCCACAAATAGTAATATATGTAAGGGTCATATGCACCCATAGCCATTTTTAAAAATCTTGTAAACTTATTTCGCTGTTGGAAGTTTTTAAAATCTAATGGCATTAGTTTCATACCTGCTTCTTTAATAGGATCCCCGTCGGGCAATGCTGCAAATTCTTCAGCTGCCTTGTAGATAGGTTTCCAGTGAGGCTGATAACTCATATCTTCAAATGTAAAACCAGGAGCCATCCAAGTTCCTTCTTTGGCTTGATCACGTGCTAGAGCAAACCCGGTAAGTATTTCTGATTGTAGTTGATCAAACTCTGCCATATCTACATATTGAGCCAGATCATAGTATGGTTGCTTGTTTATACCTATAATCATATTTCACCCGTTATTGCTAGCAGATCTTCTATTCGATCTTTAGGTATCCTTGCAATTAGATTAACTCTATCCTTATTAGAATTATTAACCGTATCGTGAGGTAGTTCTACATCTAATCCCCAAGCACTACCATCGGGTGTAAATGTATAAGGAGTATTATTTAAAATAAACAAAGCATCTGATTCCCACTGTATGGGAATAATAATTACATATTGTCCCGGATCATTATGATTAACAACCTGCCCAGTGGGTGGCAATACAAACAAAGTCCAACGGAACGCGAATGGTATACGGTCTTTTAATCTCTTTACAACTCCGAACATTAGTTCAGTATCATACCAATCTACTGTAGGATGTTTAGTCTTTAACATTGATGGCGGCATAGACTTATCTGCCATATTGCTTTGCATCATCCATCCGTGCATTAAGGTTTGTGATTTTTCGGCACATTCACTAGCAGCCACATTATCTAAATGGATGCTGTTATTTTCCCAAGTCCAATTTAAATGACTATATTGAGTTTTAACTTTGTTGTAATAGTCTACTAGTTCTGTTGGATCTACAGTAAAATTTAATTTGGTGACTTCAGAAATATTCATAGTAGAACTATTTATAGCTAAGTATTTTCATGATAAGCGGATACGAATACTACTATAATAATGTGCCAGGAGATGGCCTTTGCAGAAACAATCTCATTTATACCAGCCTCATTAGCCAGGATAAAAAAACATTTGTACAATGGTATCACAACGATACGGAGTATCATAAAGGACAAAATCAAGTAGTAGATCCAAAATTAATGACAGCCAAATGGGAAAGAGAAATGCATTTTCTCCACAATATGGCATATCATTATCCAGACATGGTTCCTGAAATATTAGAAGTAAACGTCCCCGAACGAAAAATATATCTTAAAATCGATGGGGTCGATTTTTGGCAACGGAGCTTAGACGGAGCTTGCAATTTTGATCAAATACTTCCAGACTGGCGTGAACAGATGTTAGATATGTTTCGTGCATACAAAGCACATGGTTGGTACAAGTATAGTTTACACCCTAGTAGCTATTTTATCGTAGATGGCCGTCTTAAAAGTATAAACTATTTCTTTACATATTCTAATAATGAAAAACCAATCACAGTCGCTGATCACCTGAGTCATATTAGTGAAGAGCGTCAAGTGGCAATGAAGACTATAACAGATTATATGGGCATCGATTGGGATGAACCGCAATCGTTGTTTACTATGCAGATGCTGGCATTTGAAAGTTTTAGAAATAACTATCCAGATGACTTTATAGATCAGGCTAAAGATGTCTGGCTTTAAAATAGTACCCTGGTCGGAAGATCTAGACCTCACAGAGTTCTATGCTGATGCAGCTCGTAGAGGATTCGATAATAATTCAAGTCGTCAATCTCTAGTAGATTGTTTTCGTAACGAAAAATCGAAACAAGTATGGATACTTTATTATAATGATCGTGCAGTAGGTAGTGTTGCTGCCCATAGCTTTCCAGAAATGGGTGAAGATGCATTTAGGATTGCTGCTCGTACCTGTGTGTTTACAGATCAACTACCTGGGGCATATGGTTCGGCTTTACGTACAATAAGTGTTATTACAGAACATCAAAATCCCACAGCACAATTTTTAATACCTGCTTGTATAGAATGGTGTCCACCTTGGGCTGATCTGTACATAACATCAAACGAAAGCCCTGTTGGCACACAGCGACTAGTACATAATATATTTGGCCCCGCAATGGAACGACAGGGTGTTATGAAAAGAATCAAAGAGCTAGACTATAGAGGAACTAGGCAAACTGCCTGGCAATTTTTTCCTAATACCTTTTACGAACAATTAAGCATCTATCGACGCTGGTAATTTAAAATCTTTAATGTCTGCTAGATTTACATAGTAGGCCATTTCTTTATTATAATCACTAATAAACGGTTCTTTCAAATACGGCTGCCATGGACCTGTTTGTAAATTACTATAGTCATGTTGTATGCGATAGCATAACCTATCCTTAATATCACCTAGTCTACGATGTAGTGTAATACTATTGTCAAATAGACAAAAATCGTTATTGCTTTGATACCAATGATCGTAGATATATTTGTCTACAAATAGTTCTTTGTTTATTTCTGCAAATACACTATCACTTTCTTCTTTAGTCATACCTTTAATACTGTGAACTGTGTTTAATGAATAATGTAATCCTATGATACCCCCGGGACTACGCATTACCATAGGAATCTCTGTGTCATCTTCCGGACACATGTTGGCATGCATAACTTCATCTTGATCTTGACGTAGACCCGGATTGATACGTCCGGGTGTAAATCTATGTACTAGTATCATTTCATCTAATTCACTACGGAACGCATTGCTGACATTTTCATAATAGTCAGGTGTAGTAAGAAATCCTGTACTAGATCCTATCATGTTTTCAGCACCTAATAATGCCACTCCGGGTGTGAATGTTAATGTACCACTTTCATTGCTATGCCAAAGTAATTCACCTTCAGCAAACATACCCAGTGGGTTACCGTCTGAATCCCGCTTGCCGGTTACACGCATAACATGTCTGCCATCTGGCATAAGTTCTTGCATACGACTAATACTTTGTAGTCGCTGTTTATCTATGTCATCTATGCTAGGATCATCCTGCAGAGCGGCACCGACGATTTCCTTCCAAGTCCTGCCTTGATATTTTTTAAGTAATAGATATCGAACACCGTATCGTGTATCACCAAATTGCTTGCAGAAATCTATCTCTCGATCCCAAGTTAGATTACAATCACGAATGATAGTAACTAGATTTTCTAAATGTAGACGGCCAATTTCCAGCCATTCTTCATTGGTAATCGTAGTAAAGTCTACCTCATCGACAAAAACGCCGAATCTGCCTAATCCGGGTATCTTTGATACTTTCATAAAAAAATCCTTAAATGTTTTTAGTATTTAAGGATTTTTCTAATGCTAGTTAGTGTTATTGATTAAGGTCCAGTAAATGCCACCCAAGCAGTACCGTTATACCCGTAGAAATGATTTAATTGTTGATCAAATATAATCATTCCCTTTGAAGGATTAGACGGATAAGATGAAGTATTGTATAAACCTGTTTGTATTACTGGAGCAGTTAATACACCAGTACTGCTGAATAATAATTGATTACGACCGCCACCTGTTTTAGTTGTAATTACAACAAACGATCCAGGCACTGCACCAGTTGCTACTGTGCCGTTCGAATCTACTTCTGCTCCAAATGCTACAGCTTGACTATAATTTGATCCATCGTGTCCATATACAATAATACCACTCATTGTATCACCAGCGTGGACAGCTGAAGGAGAAGCAGGTGTTCCCCTTGACATATTTAAACTAATCCATGAGTCAACTGGATAAACTTCTCCGTAGAAGTTTGCAAGAGGTTGACCGTTAGTAGTTTGGGATGAGCTTAATATTCCAGTAATACTGATATTACCGGTACCGGTGATATTATGACTGTTAAGTGATAAATTGCCGCCTAAACCTGTTGATGCATTAATAGTTCCTGCAATATTAATATTACCTGTACCTGTGCTGGTAATATTATAGTTACCCATATTTAAACTGCCACCAAGACTTGGGTTAGTATCTGCACTAACACTTAAAATTCCTTCGCCTGTAAAATCAACTGTTGCGCTAATTGAGTGACTACTTTGATTATAAACGAAACTAATATGTGAATGTGTACCGTTAGCGAATAATGCGGCTGCATCGCCTTGCGCTCTTGCTGTAGTATAAAATAAATTAGTCGATCCCTCAGTAAGTGAATCGCTACTTAGTGTAACACCATTTGCAGTAAAATCTATCTTCTTTGTAGATTGATTATATGTCAATCCGACACCTGCCATAGACGCCATAGCGTTAATACCGCCGGCATGTATGCCGTCTCCAACCCATAACTGATTGCTATCTGTAGTCCAGATTAGTTCACCTGGATCAAAGGTTTTTGAAAGTCTATCAGTTTCGTTTCCGCGTCTAATTTGTAGCGACATGTGCTATCTCCGTTATTCTCTAATCAGTCAAATGATTATTATAGTGTATTTATTAAACTGACAACTTTGTTAAGTCAAAAAAATAGGGCCCTAAGGCCCTATTAAACTGCTACTATATTACATAGTAGGTCCGTTTCCGTTGCGAAACCCAATACTTCCACCCTCTGCTTCAATATTACGGATAACATCTTCAAACAAAATAGGTGCAAAATCGGGAGTTTGTTCTACGCAAACGCAATGGTAACGAACATCGTTTTCATCGCTGTATAAAACTTCACCAGTTCTAGCATCAACTCCCCGGGCTTTTTTAACACGATTTGCGTGTAAATGTCCGTGAATGTTAACACCAAAACGTCCAAGACTTTCTGCGTGAACAGGAATATGGCTAAGGATCATACCGTTCATAACGTGATAAGCCCTAAGCTCTCTAAAGTACTGACGGTATTCGTCATCTCTAAAGATATCGTGATTACCACGAATTAGTACTTTATCACCGTTAAGTCTGGATAAGATTTTTAACGATCGACGATTGATGACAACATCACCTAAATGGTAGACTTTGTCAGCGGGCTTTACCCGTTCGTTCCACGCCTTAACCATTGCTTCGTCCATTTCCTCCGCAGAATCCCATGGACGGAGTTTTGTAACACCATCGCTACGAGTAAAGCGGCAAACACCAGCGTGACCAAAGTGCGTGTCGCTAACTAAAAATACACTAGGCATAAGCCCTCCTTTATTAGTGGACGGGCTGTTTTATCTCACATTCAACAACCCAGTTTTCAAAACGGGTAGCACCCGTTACATCTACCCCTAGCCCAACTGCTTCATTTACAAAATGCTGTAGTAGTGAATTATACAGCTCGTCGGGCATAGTATCTTTATCAAATATAATTTTCATGCTGTTAGCCAATCCATTTCTTGTTCTAGTTCAATTGATTCGTTACCATCGTATTCATGAATACGAAACTTAGTACCAACAGGTATCCAGCTTACTGCTAGGTCGTCAAAGCCTGAAACATATACATCTGGGTAGCGCATTGCCACGTAAGTATGGAACTCATCTTTTTTGTTATTCAAGATCATTTCAACTAGCATAGGATCAAACACTAACTCAGGAGTTTTTAAATTCCAAGTGTACCAACCAGCACCGAAACCTGGGGAAAATATCACTGCTACTTTGTCGTCTTTGATTAGTTTTTCCATATCGCTCTCCTTACTCAATAATATATTATACTACCAAAAGAGCAATTTGTCAACCGAGCGTAAAATTGGAGGTGCGGGTGAGATTCGAACTCACGGTTTTAGGGATTTGCAGTCCCTTGCATTGGGCCTCTCTGCCACCACACCTTAGGTTTTTTTAATTTTGAATTTATGTTTATTACTATTCTTCTTGATGTTGTGTTCGGAGTTGAACTTGAATGATACTGTAGCCCATCAAACCAAACAAAGGTATTTTCCTTTGGAGTAACAGTTTCTTCAACATTGTATACACGATCTGATTCGGACTCGTACCAATTGGTAGGTAAAAAATCAATACCATGCCTAAAACGTTCTTTATAAAAGATTGTATCCCCATCTGAATCATTTAGATAAATCAATCCAGTCATGTGTGGAACATCCATATCAATGTGGGCTCCATGGACAAATGGGACATCTAATGCAGTAATCATTCCTAATCTAATACGATAAATCAATGACAATGTTTGTCCGGTATTATCTAATGCAGATCTCACTGCTAGGTCCACTAGGTCATATAATTCAGATGAAGGGCGACCATCTCCGTATATGTGATGTACATAACTAAAATTTAAATGTGCATTGTCGGCTGAAGAAGGATAGGCAGTATTAGGAGTAAAGAACCAAGGTATTGAACCAAATACTTCCTGTTTTAATCTTTGAAAAATTAATGGTGAAATAGCATCGTGTTTGATATTCATGCATTATCCTAATACGCTGTTAAATGCTATACTGATACGATCATGTCCGCTACGATTTGGTTGTGTATAGTGTAACAGCCAACTAGGAAATATAACTAATTTTCCAGCAGTCGGATGTTCACTCCATTCTGCACTATTATAAAAATTATAGTTTTCAACAACACCATTTGGAATGGTATATACATGTTCAGCTACAGGATTATGCCATTCTAATTGGCCTGCTCCGGGTTCGGCTTTGACATAGAACACTCCTGAGAAAAAGCAACCAGGATGCTTGTGTGGTTTATTGTAGTGTCCTTCTTGATTGATATTAACCCAAGAGTCCTGGATCACCTGCTTGCAGTTATTTTTAAAGCCTAACTGCTGATGGAGTCCGTTAACCACTTGATCGATTTGATCGAACAATGGGCTGATAGCCGAGTCATTAGTGTCTAGATAGTGGCTATGATAGCCGCCTTCGTTACTGACGAACACTCCGGAATCTTGTTGTTGTACGTTATAGCAGTAGTCTTCAATAGACTTAAGATCAACTGTTAAAAAATCAATAAAGATAAAACTGCTAAAGATACTTTGTATTTGCATAAAGGTTCCTGGTAGGACGTGACGGGTTCGAACCGCCGACATTCACGGTGTAAACGTGACGCTCTACCAACTGAGCTAACGTCCTAGATTCTTATTTTACTTTTTTAAAGTACTCTTGACCTTCGATCTGGCCATTTTGTAATTCTAGTAGTGCTGTGACAATAGTATGTGTATATTCATACTGAGTACTGGTCTTGTGATGACGACGTAGTTCTCGAGCGCGAGCACTAGCAGCCAAAATCATATCGTACATACCAGTGCCCATAAGACGTACACACTTTTCACGATCAATTTCTGGGCCACGACTTGGAATTAGCTTTTTCATATAGATCCTTAGTTAAAACATTATTGTAACATCATTACGCCGGAATGTCAAACATATTGTATATCAGCAGCCAAAATAAATCTATAGTCTTTACTTTGTGCAATGCCAGGTCTATGCCATTGATTACTTGGATAAATTAACCAAGAATATTCTGTAGGACGTACAAAAAACTTTCCATCACCTTCTGGACCATTTGGTGCCATTTCAGTTCCGCATGTATCACGATCTTCAACATCTGTAGGAATGTGTAGATAGTATATGCCGCTGATACTGTTACCACCATGTTTGTCATGATGATGCCAGTAGCTATCTCTATTTTCCTGTGTATCTGTATTGGTCATAAAACTCCAAGCCATCATATTGGAAACCTTGACTTCGTGACCCAGATACATGAACACACTCATTAAAAAACTCATGCGATACTTTAACCAAACTGGTTCTTTACGGGCAAAGATATTTTCTTTGGTTTGAAATTTTGGGGAATTTTCAAAGTAATTACCGCTGTCAATTATGTCTTTAATAACAAACATAGCCTGCCAGTTGTCATCCTCTGTAATTATACTAGAGAAATCATACTTTTTAAAAGTATCGTTAGAATCAATTATAGTGTGCATCAAGCAGTACGATGGATTAAGTGAAAACCAAACTGTGTTTGCACAGGCTGGCTAATAGAGCCAACAGGGGTTGCTAGAGTAGCATCTTCAAAAGGCTTAACCATTTGGCCTGGACCAAAATCTCCTAGATCACCGCCACGAGCTTTGCTTGGGCATGAGCTATGTTGCATGGCCAGTTGACCGAAATTTAAAGGTGTTGCCTGTTCACGTAGTGATGTTGCTTGTTCTAATGTTGATACTAAAATATGACTTGCTTTCATGTTTTTTCCTTTTTATAAAACTTTGGTCGGAGTACAAGGATTCGAACCTTGGACCCTCTGGTCCCAAACCAGATGCGCTACCAGGCTGCGCTACACTCCGAATTATCTGCCTCTACCTGCTGATTTTTTAGCAGGTTTATTAACAATAACTTGATTGCCTCCGGCTGCCTTAGCGATGTCGCCCTTATTCTTTTTACTGCTTTGATTTCGACTAGCATTTTTCTTTTCTAATGCCGCTTTCAAAATATCACTAGTTCCCATACTATCTCCTTGGAGCGGGATATCGGAATCGAACCGATGACGAAAGATTGGAAATCTTTAGTTTTGCCCCTAAACTAATCCCGCATAATACTTGGTGCCCCTTGTCCGACTCGAACAGACCACCTACTGATTACAAATCAGTTGCTCTACCAGATGAGCTAAAGGGGCAAAAATTATTACTCTGCTACTACTTCTTCTACCGCCGACTCCACCACTTCTTCTACAACAGCCGGAGCCTTGTAGCTTGGAAGACTTTTCATAAATGCAATTCTGCGTTGGATCATTGCCACGTGCTTTTTACGAGCACCACTTAGCAATTTTTCTAATTGCTCAATATTCAATGGCCCTAAACGAGTTTTACCGTTACGGGTTAGCATTGTACTTTTTGTTTTTTGTTTTGCGGCTGCCATAGTGTTTCCTTATTGTTTATTTTACTTAGTTTTAGGCTTTTTGTCTACTGGTCGTTTATGATCTTTTGTTTTTTTATTGCCAAAAATTTTATCCCAATTTTGATCAAAAACTTCTTTAGGCACAGTAAATGGTCTTGCCTTACTACCTTTTCCGCCGTCACTCATAATGATCTCCTACTATCTTTTTAATCCTCTTGCTTGTCTACCGTTACCTTTGTTTTTAGCAACAAACGTATCTGTTTGACTGTGGCAATTAGGACACATAAGTCTCAAATTCTTTGGAGTGTTATTACTAGCATCTCCGTCTATATGATCTAATTGTAATGCCAACGGCTGGTTATTGTAAACCCCAGTATTGCCACATTCAACACATTGATATCCAAATAGGTGTTTTAAAATTCGATGTAATGTTCTTCTATTAGAAACTTCACCTTTTTTAAATTTGGGCAAAGTTTCGTGTTCTAATTGATAATCTTGTTGACAAGCATTATTACAATACTTGTTCATATGATTCTTCTTTTTTACATTTTCTTTTTTACAACTAATACATTTAAAATATTCCATTATGTAGTCCTCTGTACTATTTATACAGAGCTCTACATTTTCTACTAATTAATGGTGGAGGTGACAGGACTTGAACCCGCTACCTTGACCTTGCAAAGGTCCTGCTCTACCAGATGAGCTACACCCCCATTATTCTTAAAACACTACATTTAAAACTTGGCTCCCCGTGAATCTATTTAATTTTTTACTAACAAGAATGTTTTAGATGTGGTTTGGACCCCGCCGTATTGGTCATCTATTACTTCTAATATTTGGCATCCTGCATCTTCAGCTAATTCATCTATTAACTGTTCTGTAAGGGCATGCATTTCTATAAACGCATCAGTGCCTTTTAACCGATGGTATGCTAGATGTTGATCAAGGCTGAATTGATATGGTCCATTTAATTGACTATCAGTTAATATTTGAAAATAAGCAATACCATTAGATTTAAGATTTCCCAAAGCTACATCTAACGTGTATAGTTGTATAGGTGGTGTATTATGCTGTAAGGTTATTACAGAATAAAAACAATCATAATCAACTATATTCTTAACATCAGTATATTTTTCTATTAATCTAGTCGATACATTGGTAATACTGTGATTACTAAGATAGTCTTGACATATTGCTAAATTATGCTGATCGATATCTGTCGCTGTAATACTATCAAAAACAGTGGACAGCTGACTAGTAACACGTCCGACACCGCAACCTAATTCAAAACAATGTCCCGAAGGTGTTAGACCATTACGGTCGCATGCTGTTAGAAAATCTTCTAGATAATCTCCGCCAGATTGATAAAACTGTTTTATCTTGTCTTGATCCGACAAACTAATAAATTCGTCTTTGGCCAATACTGACCAATATGGCAAGTTTTGACTTACAAGACTGTACTGAGTACGAGTTATATCAAATAACTGATTGAGTATCGAATGTGATGCTGTAACATCTATCTTCATAATGCTGGCTCCCCAACCAGGACTTGAACCTGGGACCAACAGATTAACAGTCTGCTGCTCTACCGACTGAGCTATCGGGGAATAATCCTTACTCTATTACAGTTGCACTTGTACTAGTTTGAGCGTAGTTACCGCCTGGACGCTCTTTCTTAACTGTCTTTGGTACAACTGCCGCATATAATTCTGCTTCAATTAAACACTTCTTCCATGCACCGCGCTTATTTTTGTCAGTGAATGTGGCTAATTGTCTTTTTGAATCTTTACTTAGGTTAAACGTCTTACCTGGTTTCATAATTTACCTTTTTTTAAATTTTGGCGGAGAACGAGGGATTCGAACCCTCGATACAGGTTTAAGCCCGTATGCCTCCTTAGCAGGGAGGTGCCTTCGACCACTCGGCCAGCTCTCCGTTATCTTGTTACCTTACGTATTAATTTATACCAATAAAATTTTATACCCCTAAAAGATGGCAGCCAGGAAAAAAAATCAAAATCGCTAGCTACTTCTTTCGGGATACTTCCATAGGCCTTGTTTAATGTATCGTCTTGCTTTGACATACGACTTCCTTAGTTATTGGTAGGACTGGGCGGGGTCGAACCGCCATGGCGTGAGCCGCAGCATTTTAAGTGCTGTGAGTATACCTGTTTCTCCACAGTCCCGTTTTTATTTCCACAACTTCAGCAAGTTAATAAACTCGGGGAAGTCATTATTATAACGTGGACACAAGGCAATAGCAAGCTCTGCATTGTCCATACGGCTTTCAGTAACCACGACGTGATCGCTTAGTTGTTTAATCATAGCATACTCTGCAGGCGTTACTGCACATGTTACTTTCTTAAAACTCGAAGCTAGCCAATCATGCATCACAGGTTTATCTTTAAATTCTAAGTAGCACATAAGTCCTGCATGTGCCGCGGCATTCATTGCCATGCCCGGAGCAGTACCTTCTTTGATACAAATATACATCTTCATTCTTCAACTCCAAAATGTTGTTTAAACAGGTCGAGCCGGATACTGTTATCTTTATACACACGAGATACTTCAACACCGTTCTCTACTACGGTGGTCATATCATCCCAGATGATGGTAGCACGATAGTTTAACTCTGGCTCGTTCATTCTTCGAATCCTAAAACTGAAATTTTCTTAACCATATCACCTAACCGTAGTTCCACATATAAACGACGCTCGTCTCCGTTAAACATTCCGTCGCTAACTACAGCCGTATTGGCGATTTCATTAAACAATAACTCGGCGAACTTATCCAAGTATTCTTCAGGAGTATAGTTGTCTATCATTTCTCTGCCACTATCGTCCCATAATGTAAATCCTATACCAGCATCGAGAGCAAGTTTTTTAATCTTCTCGTTCATTGTGTTCTCCGCTTCATCCAAGTGTAATCTACGCCATCTGGTGTTTTACCATTAACTACTGCATCTACTCCCGGCTTGCCAATTGAGTTAGGATTTTCACTAACCATTGTGACAAATGTACGGCCTAGTGACCGATGGAATTGTGTAGCAGATAATGCTACACTCATATCCTCAAACACTTCTGCATGCGGAGTATCGTCTACTGTGTAATATACTTTAAACATTCTTTATTATACTTTCTCTATCTGTGTATGTCATTTTATTTGGCGTCCCCCCACGGTGACGATCCGCGCTCTTCGGTTTTGGAGACCGATGTTCTGCCAACATGAACTAGGGAGACAATTTGGCGGAAACGGTGAGATTCGAACTCACGGAGCTTTTACACTCGACAGTTTTCAAGACTGTTGCAATAAACCGGACTCTGCCACATTTCCAATATTGGTTGCGGGACCTGGAATCGCACCAGGGACTAGGGCTTATGAGACCCTCGAGATACTCCTTCTCTATCCCGCGATAGATTAGTAACTGTTATTGTTGTGTCGGGAAACAGTTAAACCCCGTGAGCGCAGCCCATCCTGTTTTCGCGTCAGCGGATGCGGAATATGATTACAGGTCCGCATTAAATTTTGGTGCCCCCCAAGGGACTCGAACCCTCACACCTTGCGATACCAGAACCTAAATCTGGCGCGTCTACCAATTTCGCCAAAGGGGCATGCTTTTACTTATACTATTAGTTGTATTGTCATGTTATGGACTAGGCCCAACCCTAGTCGTTTGCTTTTACTGTCCTATGCTTACTATATGGGATGATCAGTCCGATCTCGTCATAGTCCAACTCGCGTTAGTTAGTCCACAGTCTAGGACCGTAGCATTTGCCGGCTCTCCCTAACGTTGAAAGTGCATTATGCGATACACGCATTTTTCCATAACAATACAACTAATGGCGCTCCCAGCGAGATTCGAACTCGCGTACTCACCGTGAAAGGGTGATGTCCTAGGCCTCTAGACGATGGGAGCCATGTACTACTTGAATTGTTAATGAACTTAACTACTAAACAACTATTATACATATTAGTTAGGTTAATGTCAACCTTTATTGGCCGGCCCTGAGAGATTCGAACTCCCAACCGCTGGTTTCGAAGACCAGAACTCTATCCAATTGAGCTAAGGGCCGTTAATTTGAATATGCCCTCAACGCCTGTGCTAGACCATCCGGGATAATCTTCTAATTTAAATATTTTTCCTTTACTGTCATTTACACAATCTTCTTTGAGAAGAATGTGTGTATTTAAATTATATTTCTGAATAATATTAAAGAGTGATTCGTATCCTAACGGTCTGACACGTACACATATGTCCATAGCGCCACCACACATATAAATGTTATCTATTTGATTATTCTTTATAAACATTTCAAATTCCCACGGATAATGCATGGCGATTTGTTGTTTTTTGCTAGACCAATTTAATATAATTTTATCAGTTCTTTGAAATGATTTAGGGTCCACGTTTGCTAATATATTTTTATTATTGTATAATTCCTCACCTAATAATTTTAGACTATTAGCATGCCATATTGTATTTGATTCATCGATAGAATCATACGTTGCTAGTATAATAGTTTTAATATTGTCATTAGATTCTACAAATTTTTTAATTTTGTTGAACAGGATATAGTCGTAGTCAAATGGAATTTTAAACTTCGACAACCATGTTTCCCAACAATCGATTAATATAGCGATATCATTCATAATGTTACTTATTAAGAGTAATGGTGCCCCTGACGGGATTCGAACCCGCAACCTAACTGTCTCTTGAACAGCCGCGTCTTCCTAGTATATTGCGCCACAGGGGCATTGGTAGTAGATAAAGGTTACGATCCTTTCCGTTGCAGCCCATCTGACCACTCTCCCAGGTTTATAAAACCTAGCCGCACACCAGTGCTATCTACCGTTGTATTTGGGGTGGCTGATGGGAATCGAACCCACGAGTATCGGAATCACAATCCGAGGTCTTAACCGCTTGACGACAGCCACCATTGTGTAGGGCTTCCACCTACTCCCACCTCGCTTTAAAGTCTGCGTGTCCAAGACTTAATTGGTCCGGCTAGGAAGAATCGAACTTCCGTTACAAGATTAGAAGTCTCGTGTATTATCCACTATACGATAGCCAGGTTTGGCAGGGGATATAAGAATCGAACTTATACTGAGGGAATCAAAATCCCGTGTGCTACCACTACACCAATCCCCAATTGAAATAAAAAACTCCCCGCAGTGTGCTGTCTATGACAAGCAGGGGGAGGTGTGTGTTCTTAGTTTAGGGGAAGTCCTCTTGCGGCTCTTCCGCTACCTTTATTTCTTGCACTAAAAGTATCAGTTTGACTGTGACAATTAGGACATATTAATCTTAAATTACTTGGACTATTATTGCCAGCATTTCCATCAGTGTGATCGACTTGTAATGTTAACAGTTTGCCATTATGTTCGCTAATCCCACAACAACTACACTTGTATCCGCTGAGTTCTGTCAGCACTTTCCTAATTGTTTTGCGATCGCTTACTTCACCTCGATTAAATCTATTAATTGTTTCAGTAAACATTCCCTTAGCACTACAGGTATTGCTACAGTATACATTCATTTTTTGATGAGACCATTTTGATTCGGTTCCACACGTTTTACAAAGATAAGTTTTGGTAGAGTTATTCATATATTTATTTATCACTCTACCAAATAAATTGGAGCGGGTAGCGAGAATCGAACTCGCGAATAAACCTTGGCAAGGTTTCAGGTTACCATTACATCATACCCGCATAAATTGTTATTAGAAAAGGACCCTGAAAGTTTTGGTCTCCTGAAACGGAAAGACATGGCTGCCCGGACTTACAGATCCGCTTTACTGGTCCAGCAAACGTGGAGCATATATGTCATCAACAGATTTATGCTGTAATCACTATCTGTCATATTTGACAAGTGTAAAGTTTATAACTTTTGCTAGACTCTCCTTCCGGGATTGTCTATCCACCCTTGCGGGACACCGTTAATGCCTTGAGTCCTTTACTAATAACAACTAGATACTTATACTAATAACATGGTGGTAATGGCTGGATTCGAACCAGCACCTTGCTCCGTATGAAGGAGGTGCACGACCATTATGCTACATTACCATTTGGTGCCTTGTGGTGGACTCGAACCACCGACCCCTGCGTTATCAACACAGTGCTACTAACCAACTGAGCTAACAAGGCATTTTGGCGGAACGGACGGGACTCGAACCCGCAACTTCCGCCGTGACAGGGCGGTGCTCTAACCAATTGAACTACCATTCCTAATTCTGGTGGGCTGTACTGGGATCGAACCAGTCATGCCAGAGGCGTCGGATTTACAGTCCGATGAATCACCATTGATTCTTCCAGCCCAGATATGTATTGTAACACTCTCTCGCTATGCTGTCAACCGGCCCCGAATGGACGCTCCGATAAGAGAGAGTGTGTAATAAAGCACACTCGTTGAATATGCTTTATTACGCTGTAATTTTTCACACCACAAAAGGTGCTTCATCCTACAGGCCGCCCATTCGCCCATGTTTTAAGTGCAGGCTAGGATCTCGTTTCCCATACACACTCTACTACTACTGTTTAATCTTCAATTTGATGATAAACAGATTCTTTTAGTGACTTGCGATATACATTCGCACGATCTAATTTTTCTTGAATCAGTTTTTGCTTCGCTTCGGCCGATAGGATATAGGCTTGCTCAACAATCCGTTCATTTAATTTTGTATAATCAATACCTTTATATTCCATTTTAATCTCCTTAAAAGCAAAAACCCCAGGGTTTTTAATCCTGGGGTTCTGTGTAATCTTATATTGTAAAACTAGACTATACGGAACCCCTCAAACGATCATTACTTAGACCAAAGCATAACACTGACCATGTTGGATAGGCCATGTGTTCTATATTGGAAATAATTATCTGTTGTAAGTGTTGCATAATCTTTATTATACTGTCTCTTATATTCGTTGTCAAGTCTGCCTCGACTTTTTATTTAGCCTTTCGGCGAAATAGTGGTACTTAATATGGTATTTTAGTGTTTTATTTTTCTACTAGATTATCTTTAAAAATATTCCAGCATGACTGCCATGTCCATTTCTTACTATTAAGTTTAACAGTTTTTCGATCTAATGTCAATGCCGTTTGAACTGCTAATTTTAAATCAGTATTCATCGAACCTGTGACACCTTCTTCGAGTATATCAATTGGTCCCGGAACCGGGTAACCTGCAACAGGAGTACCGCAGGCCAATGCTTCTATAATAACAATTCCAAACGTATCAGTGCGACTAGTAAATACAAATACATCAGCATTGGCATAGTATTCAGCAAGACTGCTCCCTTTTTTTACTCCTGCAAAAATTACATCGGGATACTTGCTAGCTAGCTCTTTACGATACGGACCGTCACCTACTACAATCTTTGTAGCACTGGGCCAATCTAATTCGCAAAAATCATCTATTCCTTTTTCCTTGCTAACACGTCCAACACTTAAGAGTATAGGACGACCTGCTATAGTTTTTCCTCTTAGATTACTTTTAAACACTGTGCGATCTACTCCGCGTGTCCAAGGAACAACGTCACCTGTGAATCCATGGTTGCGTAGATCGCCGACCATGGTCTGTGTAGTGGTTAGCACACGACCCGAATGTTTATGGAACCAACGCACATACCAATAGGTCCATTTTATAGGTATACCATAAAGCTCTTTTAGGAATTCTGGAAACTTTGTGTGATAGCTGGTATTGTATTTGTAACCTTTACGATCACAGTATACGCGAGCAGCAAACCCTAAGGGGCCTTCTGTGGCAATGTGAATATAATCCGCATCCATCGCCTCAATCTTCTTGCCCATCGATCGGGGGAACGAGAGTTTAACTTCAGGATAGCCAGGGCAATCAATATAACTGAACTGCCCGGGATCAAGATATACAATATTATAGCCACTATCGCTAGCCAGAGTTTCGATGCTTTTGAAAGTTGTGACCACTCCATTAACTTGATCTCTTAAATTGTCAGTTACTATCAGTATCGTCTTGGGCATCTTTGTTTATAAAATAATTTAAAAAACTAGCAACTACTAATACTATGGCAAGACCTAAAATAAAATATCCCATTATTGTATCCTAAATTTAACGTACTCTGTTATTATATCTGCTACATCTACTGAACAGTATTTTTCAAACCCACTGAATCCAGGATTTGAATTAGCTTCACATACACGGAATCCACGCTTGTCAAATAATAGATCGACACCAGCAATGTCTAGATTTAAGGCACGAGCAGTTTCACGAGCTAGATATTCTATTTCTTCAGTTAAGGGATAGTTCTCTCCAGTACCACCATTTGTGATATTAGCACGGAAATCACCATCGGGCGCTGTACGCTTCATAGCCCCGACGACCTTGCCACCGATAACCAACACACGTAGATCTTCTCCAGGATGATCATTTAGATATTCCTGTACAACCATGGTTTTCTTATTGCCTAGGTTGTCAATAAATTCCATTAGTTTTTTGTAGTCACGCTTCTTTTCGCAGAGATAAACACCTTCACCATATGATCCAGTAACAACTTTGACCACGCAAGGAAACCCAATATTATTTTCTACAAGATGATCGTCGATAGGTAATCGTACCATCATAGTGTTGGGAATAGCGATACCGGCACGACTTAAAATCTGACTAGTACGTAATTTATCTTTAACTGTTTCTATTGGTAATGATCCGTTGATACAAGGAACACCAGCTTGTTCAAAATGTCTAACAACTGCTAATTGGAACGGCAGTATACCAGCACCTAACCTTACTAATACTAGTTTAGGTAGTTCCATATCTTGACCTTGATACTTAATGCCCTTATGGATATCACGGTCGACGATGATATCAAAATCATCAGGATGACACATGCGAGCTGTAATGCCCTTGGCTGCAAAACTTTCTACTAGTCTATTTGATTCGTATTCGTTACGATCAAGTTTAGTTAGGATTATTACGGTCATTAATCATGTCCTTTCGTCCATGTAATTATCTCCCAACGACCATCATGGTGTTCAACTAAGGCCGTCATTGACTCTACCCAGTCACCGTCATTCATGTATGTAACACCATCGATATCTTTAATTTCTGCGTGATGTATGTGTCCACATATTACACCATCAAATCCACGTTTTTTACAGTAAGCGGCTAGATTACGTTCAAATTGAAACATAAAGTCTGCGGCCTTCTTAACTCTGTTCTTGAGATACTTACTCAAACTCCAATACCCGAGCCCAAGTTTATGCCTAACAAAATTAAATCTGCTGTTCCAATCTAACACCAGGTCATACAACTTATCGCCTAAAAATGCTAGCCAAGGAGCAAGACGAGTAATGCCGTCGAACAAGTCCCCGTGAGTTACAAGGTAATGTTTACCGTCTAGTCCTATATGTTCTGTTTGATTGACTATTTCAACTTGTCCGAATCCTAAACCATAAGGAATAAGTGGACGTAAAAATTCATCATGATTACCTGCTACATATATTACTCTTGTACCTCGCTTGGCATGACCTAGGATACGACGTATGGCATTTGAATGACTTTGTTTCCAACGCCACTTGTTTTGTTGGATCTTCCAAGCATCGATAATGTCGCCTACAAGGTAAAGTGTTTCACAGGTGTTGTGTTTGAGAAAGTTGTTGAGCTCTTCAGCTTTGCAGTCTCGAGTACCGAAGTGTATGTCCGAGACGAAAATACTGCGATATGTAGTTGGTTTCATGCCAATATTTATCGCTAGTTATTCTAGTGCTATATTACATTTATTTTACAGCTTCAGTATGTTTGTGATCAAGACTTTTCTTTAGTAGTTTGAACCAGATCTTTTTGGCTTTCTCGAGATTGTGTTCAATTTCGGCCTTGTATAATTTCATAACTAGTTTTTTAACTTTCATGATTGACTCCTCTTTGTAATCAAAGTGTAACATATTATTTACTCAATGTCAAGAAATAAAAGATTACAGTCAAAAGAAATGGAACCGAAGTTCCACTGTGGATTACGGATCCCACGACACCTTATTTTGTGCCCGCATTTTATTTAGCGTGTGATCAGAATTCCAGTGTTACTAATTCATAATCCGATTTGCTAACACCGCATTCTGGACAACATACATCATCTGGTAAACTGTTATAGTCTTCTACTGATAAAATATGTCCACATACTACACAACGATATACCTGTTCCATTATAGGGTCTCCTTTACTTTTTGATATGCTTCTGCATGACGCTTCTCAACTTTAGCCAGCGCGGCAAAACGTTTTTCAGCTTTGGCCAACACTTGAGCAAATTGATCAGCATGTTCTTTTGATTCATCAATTTGATGTTGTGCTTCGACGGCAGCTTGTTGATTACCTTCTTCAACTGCTTCTGCTAACATTGTTGGATACATGTGAGTATATTCTTCAGTCTCACCATCAATAGCCAACTGTAGACATTCTTTAGTTGAAGGTTTACCAATTAGTAATTCTAAGTGACCCCAAGCATGCAGGATCTCTTGATCTGCTGTGTGTTCAAAATGTTTAGCTACATCTTCAAAACCTTCTTCTCGAGCAATTTTTGCAAAATAGCGATATTTGATGTGTGCCTGACTTTCACCAGCAAGTGCATCTGCTAAATTTTTAAGTGTGATAGACATAATATCTCCTTTGTGTGTAATGTCTGTAATAACTCAGTACTAATACTGATATGTTATTGTAATAGTATTTACTAATAAGATCAAGCATTTTAATTGATTTTTTCAATAATTATTTTAATAACGGTAATTGATTTTTTTAATAACGAAATTGAAAAAGAAACCCGCCGAAGCGGGTTCTGCTATTTTGGGTGACAAGGTATAACTACCTCGCAAGTGCAGTTTCTTAGGCTGCTAGTGCAAATGCGTCGTCGTTAAGAGCGACATCAACTTGCATGTACTTGAATGTATTTGCTTTTGCATTTACGATATTTGCTTGATTTACAGTCATCGCCTACTCTGTTGCCTCTTTCGCTATCTCACCATGTCGAAACCTTGTCATCCCCATCATAAAGATACATATCGCATAGTTTATAAAACAGGCTATGCCCCACATATACTGCCAGTGCCAGTTTTCAAACATACTATATCCTTATGGTGGAGATGCCGGGAATCGAACCCGGGTCCACAGTGCCTTCACTACGAAGGAATTACAACAATTCTTTACTTACGCTTTTTCAACGTTCTGCGGGCAGTTGCCTTAACAGATCGTGAATGATGCGCACGAAACTTTGCCATTACTTACGTTTGGCACCACGACTTGCCATAGTTTTTAAACTTTTAGCTCGTGGTGGTTTTTTACCTTTTAAAATCTGACTTACTCTACGTGGACTGGGCATTATCTGCTCCTTGCTTTACGAACTGCTCGCATTGCACGTGCCCGCATAGTTTTTGGTTTTCCTCTTGCCATTTTGCCTCTCCTTTAAAAGTCAACCCAATCCTTAAGCTCTATAAGGGCATATACTATTATTGCCGCAAAGATCATTAAGGCTATCATTAACATAATGTATTTATTATAGCATCTTTTAATTTAGATAGCAATGATTTTGAGTAATAGTAGCATAAATACTTGTACAACCGGGAGCGAATCGGAAATGGGCGAAATTTTCAAAATTATCGGGGATCTAGGATTCCCTGTCGCGGCTGCAATGGCTGGCGGCTATTTTGTTTTCTTAACTATCAAACTACTTTTGGGCGGAGTTTTAGGCTCAGTAAAAGGCATGGCTGGTATTATCACAGCACTTGATAATCGTGTAAAAACCATGAATCACGATGTAATACGTATCGATACAGTAGTATCAAACGCACTTGGACTACGTCCAGATGTAGATCGTATTGCTCGTGCAGATGGTAAGAACGATGCAAGGAGAGACTGATGAAATACTACGATTATGAGTGGGATTTAGAACCCAACAGAATACTACTAGATGAAGAACTTAATGTAGATGCACTAGGTTGGAAAGGTGGCGATTATTTTAAGTTAGTCAATCGCAACGGCAGATCTATGTTAGTAAAAGTAGACCCGATAGAAGTTTTTTCAAAAGGATATAAAGTAAATGAATAAATGGCAAGCATGGTGGGACAGTTTAGATCCCAACACACAAAAATATTTAAACAATCAACCACTATGGAAAGATGCTGATCTAGCAAAAGTTGCAGTGGGATCATTTTTTCTAGGTTTTCTACTTTGTCTAGCAATGACAGGTCAACTATAAGGAGCAATCATGAGTTTATTAGACAGTGCATTAAATTTAATCAGTAAAGGTCGCAAAGAACCATTAACAGGATCACGTTCAGAACGTGAAGCAAAGATCAAAGACAAAGCCGGTATGGTTATCAACGTGTTTGCTGCCTTGTTGGCATTTAACACAGTAATCAGCGGCGGGTTAAGTTCAACAGTAATGAACAATACTATTAAAGCAAACGATCTTTGGAACTTTTATCAAGCCAAAAGCATCAAGCAAACACAATATGAACTAACTGCATTAACAGTTAAAGATCCTGTATTGGCAAAAAAGTTTAGCGACAAAGCCGCTAGTTATGAAGATGGCGACGAAGGTAAAAAAGCCTTGTACGCCACTGCTAAAAAATTAGAAGCAGAACGTGACTTGGCCAAAAAGAAATCGCCATGGATTGGCTACGCAAGCACAGCATACCAACTGGCAATCGTATTACTATCCGCTAGTATTTTAGCAGTGCGTATGGAATTATTTTGGAGCAGTTTCCTTGTTGCAGGTATAGGTGTTATACTAATGAGCCAGGGACTTTGGTTGTGGCTACCTTAACACTTGTAATTCAAAATAATATGATTGGTTGTAAATTTCATGGGGATCATGGCCCTATGAATATTCATATAGAACCTCAACCTTTACCTATTGCACAAGTAATACCCCAGCCCATGCCTTTTGTAACTGATCTATCTGTTGTAACCGAGGAAGAAATTGTGAATCAAGATACTATATTAACATATTACGAAACATTAAGTATAACCGATCGTAAGACATTGCGTGATGCACTAGCCGCTGATGAAATAACTATCCTAGCCCAAGAACGAGAAGCCGCAAGGTTAGCTCGAATTGCCTTGGGTGTCCCAACTGGGCTAGAGCCAGAGCTTGCTGGTAAAAGTGCCTATCAAATCAAACAAGACTATCCAGATAGTCCAGATGGAGTATATTGGATACAGAATGATGATATCAACAACGGTCAACCCTTCCAAGTCTACTGCGATATGACTACCTTAGGTGGTGGTTGGACTTTAGTATTACAAAACAACGTAGGCGAAGGTTGGACTCCAGAACTAGCATTATCACGTAACGCACTAACTCCACCTAGCACACTAGTCCCAGAAGGTCAATATATGACTAACAACGGCGCTGATGCTTACAGCATATATGGTTGGGCTGATAAGATTAAAAGATCAGCATCAGGCTTTGACTATATGATTGATGCGTATGCTCGAGGACACAATGGTGGTGCATGGACAGTTAATCAAGAGTATAACTTTATTGATGACGCTGACTCTACAACTGACTGGGGCGCCACGGACGATGTTAGAGGCAGTGATGGTTTCCACCAAGATATTACTGAAATTGTCAAGTTCCCTACAGGCAGTTCAAACGGTACGGGTACTTGGGACTACGATAATCAAAGTATGGAACACCGCATGCCTTGGTTTGCCGATACTCGTACATTCAGTGTTGGACAAGCCCTAATCACTACCACACACAAAGATGATTACTCTTGGTGGGGCACACTGGTAACTTGGGGCGGTGGTTGGACTCCAGCACCGTGGATGGCTAGTAATACATCAAACAGCGATCGTGATGTTAGCCAGCCACAAGTAATATGGTTATGGGTAAGATAAGGAGTAAGATATGGATTATGTAGAACTAGTCAACAAATACGGATTTCCTATAATCATGGCCATCGGTATGGGCTACATAATCCATTATGTATGGGAGTGGTGTACTAAAGAAGTTAAGCCAGTATTATCAGATGCCAATACAGTTCTTATCGCTCTCATTGATCGCATTCGTATGCTGGACAACGATCTAATCCGTTTAAATCAAAAGGTCAATACTGTACTGCATCTACGTGGTAAAACTATTGATCACGAGCGTGTGGTTGCAGAAATGACCATCAACAAATCAGAAGATGACAATGTTGCCTCTGGGGGTAACGACTAAAGAATCACCTTAGGACCGGTACTAGTTACCGTAGGTGGGGCGGCTGCTGCCCTGGGACAACTGATTCGCTACCGGGAATCCCTAAAGTGAGCATTTTTTTTGACTAAATATCTTTATGAAAATACGTGAATTGCTAGAAAATATGGATCACAAAAAGGACAGTCAAGCTGTTCCTGAACTTAAAGCGGCCCTTCTAGCTCAAAAGAAAAAAATTCAATCAGTTAAAGATGATAAAGATGCAGTGTATGATATCATTGACAGTATCATGACCAGCATCGCCAAAGCTCACGGAATGTCAGGACAACGAATCCATGACCTGTGGGTAGATCAATATAAAGAAATCCCCGATACCTGGATCATGCACAAATAAATCTGTTTGTAATCATTATATTAGTACATTATCATAAATAGTGTATTAAGAAAGATTATCAAATGAAACGAGTGCTATTCATCCTCAAACGTAGACCAGACTTCAATGCCAAAGTCCATACACACATTGGTCTAAGCACAGGTCTATATAATAGTGCTAAATTTATGCACGACATGTTATGTGATCGTGGCGTAGATAGTAGAATCGAGGTTGCTATAGATAATAACTGTATCGATCGACTAGTTACTAAACATCGCCCCACACATGTAATTATAGAAGCCATTTGGGTAGTACCTACTAAATTCGCTATCCTACAAAAATTACATCCAGACGTAACTTGGGTGATTCGCATCCACAGCGAAACTCCTTTCCTAGCAGGTGAAGGTAATGCACTCGATTGGATTGGAGATTATTCTGGATTTAAAAATATTGTGATATCGGCTAATGCACCTAGGATGTTGCATGAGACAAAACTATATCTACAGCATCGTAATCAATGGACTGATCAAGAAACAGAACAGCGTGTGGTCTATTTGCCTAATTTTTATCCTCAAGAATATAAAACTAAAGAATTTGATAAAAACAAGTGGTGGGTTGATATTGGATGTTTTGGTGCTGTTCGACCACTTAAAAATCATCTAGTACAGGCTTTTGCAGCCATAGACTTTGCTGAAAGTATGGGCAAGCAGTTGAGATTCCATATCAACGCCGGCCGTATTGAAATGCAAGGTGGTCCAGCTATCAATAATCTCAAAAGTTTATTCCAACAAATTAGTGATCACGGGCATCAACTGATCAATCATCAATGGCGTCCTAGAGAAGAATTTTTAGAATTATGTTCAGAAATGGACATAGGATTACAAGTTAGTTTCAGTGAAACATTTAACATAGTAGGCTGCGATATTATTAGCTCGGGTGTTCCACTAGTTGGTAGCAGTGAAATTCCTTGGAATTGTAGCTTATTCAATGCTGATCCAACAGACAGTAAGGATATTGCACGTATGCTAAAAAGGGCCTATAATCATCCTCAATTAAATGTCAAAGCAAATCAGTATCTAATGACTCGATACACAAATAACTCAGCTAAAATTTGGACTAAATATTTCAGTTAAGGTTATCAGTATGAGCATGCATAAAGTTAAATCGTCTTATTGGAAGCAAGGAATATTACAAACCCTTGAGCATTGGTTTGAATCAGTTGAAGAAGCTATAGATTTCGGTACAACTGTGCCTGCTTCTAATGTAAAAGTATTTGATCCAGAAGGCATGCTAATACACGCACAAGACAATACAGTAGCATTAGTAAGCAGTTATGACTACAATGATAGCGGTTATAACTACAATGACAACAGTTATACTTAAAGGATAAAATTATGAGCAAGCATCATGTAAGACATCATCACTGGGTTGGCGGAATTCTTAGCACAGTAGAACACTTTTTTGACACATTAGAAGAAGCTATTGAACATGCTAATGATAGTGAAGCACATACTGTAAAAGTATATAGTCCGACTGGAGAACTACAGCATATTGTAACTCCGACCGGTACTGAAACCTACGCTTAAGGGAAAAATATGGCACATCGCAAACATAAGGTTAAAACACAAAATTGGTATAATGGTCAATTGCTTACTGTTGAAGAATTTTTTGACAGTATCGAAGACGCCATGGTTTATGCAGCAGCACAAACAGCACCACAGATTAAAGTGTACGACGACGAAGGAATGTTGGTTACCGCAATGTCACCAGCAAATCCAATTACCTACGCCTAAATTAGTTTGATTATCTATACACTAGTGGTCACGCATATTACCATAGTATGCGTGACTTTATTTTTACATCGCGGCCAAGCACATAAAGGAATAGAATTCCATCCTATTCTAAGTCACTTTATGCGATTCTGGTTATGGTTAACAACCGGCATGATTACACGCCAGTGGGTAGCTATACATCGTAAACATCATAGATTCAGTGATGTTGAAGGAGATCCACATTCGCCACACGTGTTCGGCTTTTGGAATATTCTATCTCGAGGTGTAATGTACTATGTTCAAGAAGGTAAAAATACTCAAACTATAATGAGTTATGGCAAGGGAACACCCAACGACTGGATCGAACGTAATTTGTATACCCCATACAATTTCTACGGAATTCTCTTAATGCTAGTTATAAACTTATTGTTATTTGGTCTGTGGGGATTTGTCATATGGGGTATACAACTTGCATGGATACCTTTCTGGGCAGCCGGAGTGATCAACGGAGTAGGGCATTGGTGGGGTTATAAGAACGGTGATACTAAGGATCAAAGTCGCAACATAATTCCTTGGGGCATTGTCATTGGCGGTGAAGAGCTACACAACAATCATCATATCAATCCAGCCAGTGTTAAGCTAAGTCGTCGTTGGTTTGAATTTGATATTGGGTATATGTGGCTACGCTTATTCAGCCTAGTAGGACTTGCTAAAATTACTTTGAGGTAGCAACATAGGTGCCTGCCCAATTACTTGGGACACCTTCTTTTAAGCGTTCTTCCATCTTGTGATAATATTCAGCTAGTTCAGGATTAGCTGTTTGGCAAGACTCAATCAATCCCAATGCCTTAGTCCACTGTCCACGATAGTATAAATCTAAGAACTGTTCATGTTCTTTTGTGCTATTGCCCGGAGTATAGATCTTTAATCCGATCGTTTTACCTTTAACAGCAATACAATCTAATTCTACAACAGGAATTTCGTCACGTACTAGTTCAGCAGTGCGTGGACCAATAATTAATAAGACACCGTAGCCTTTTGTTTGACCTTCTAAGCGTGCCGCAGTACTTACTGAATCTCCCAAGACATCATAGCCAAACTTGGTCTTAGCGCCAATGTTACCAATGAGTGTTTCACCAGTGTTGACACCTGCGCCCATGCCCACTGGTGGACGTCCTTTGGCAGTTAATTCGACATTAAAATCAGCAATAGCCTGTATCATTTCTTGTGCTGTGCGTACCGCAGTTTTAGCATGATTGGCATCATCTAATGGAGCACCGTGTACATGTAGACTTGCATCACCAATGAACTTGATAAGTGTACCATCATTTTTAAGCACAGGAACACTGAGAGCTGTCATGTAGTCGTTCATGATTTGTGTTAGCCCTTCTACGTCATCTCCAAATGATTCACCTAATGTAGTAAAGCCGCGCAAGTCAGTCATAACAATACTAAGTTCTTTACGCTCGCCACCTAGTTTAATTAGGCTAGGATCTTTCTGTAAGCGTTCTACAATAGTAGGATTAACATAACTACCAAACTGTTTCTTGATCTGTTGTTTCTGTAAGAACTCGCTTACAAATTTGACCCCGTAAGTATGGAGACTAACAAGCACAAGCCCACTAACCAAACCAGTAACGTCGACAAGCCAAGCATTAGTCGAATACAACAAATTAGAAAGGGGAATACTACCACCAATAATAATAACGCTAGTAAAAATTCCAACATAAGTCCACCTTGATAAAAAGATTAATAATATACCTAGAGCTACAAGTAATAATACTTCTCCGCCTTCTGCCCAGTCTGGACGAGTAATAGCTGATCGATCCTTGTTGGCAATTACAGTACCTAGTACAGCCGCTTGTAAATCTTGTGGTAACATTTCACCTAGACTAGTAGCAACTGGATTTGCTAAGCCTTGTGCTGACACACCTACAATAACTATTTCACCTTCAAAGTCTTGAGGTAAATCTGTTAGGCTATACTTGCTTGGTACTAGACTCCAATCAATCCAGATGCGACTTAGGCTGTCTGTTGTTATAGGGCCAAACTTAGGAATACGCATTTTCTCAACGCCATTCTCGTTGATCTTAACTTGGAATGTTGAATCGCCAGCAGCTACACGCAGTACTTCCATAGCAAGGCTAGGATATAGTTTACCGTCATGTGCAGCAACCATAGGCATACGGCGCACAACACCGTCAACTTCGGGCAAGGTATTGACAAGTCCTACACCGGCAGCAGCGGATTCTATACTAGACTGATTAGCTACAATTCCCGGATAGGTTACAAAAGAGTCCAAGCCATAAGGTCCAATAATAACAGAACCAGGGTTCCGGGCTTGATTGCGATTATTTGTTGACCCAACTGCTGGAAGAATTGTGGGATACTGTCGGAGTGCTTGTATGTATTCCGCATCGTGCCCCATGCGATCTCTATCAGGAGTAAGAACATTGAAAACCACAAGACCAGCATTACGGCGGTATAAGTCTCGGATGAGCTGGGCATATACATCTCTACTAAACGGGAATTGTCCATATTTTTCTAAAGCCTTTTCGTCAATGTTTACTACACTAACACCTATAGTCTCAGGTGCTTTGCTAGTTACTAGTGTATCAAAGTAACGTAGGCGTACTGATTCTACAAATGATGGGTCTGCTACACGTAAGCCCACTACTAACGCTAGTGTTAGCAGAGCAGTCCAGGGGCTAGTTAGGATTTTTTTCAGCATTGAATATTTATCCGTGAAAAAGCCCTCTTCGGAGGGCTTGTGAAATGAGCTATGCCCGAATGTGTGTATTATTAGAAATTAATTCTTGCCTGAAGTGATGCCAGTGTTTTCGCTCGTCTAGGTAATACCATATGTAAGCAGTGCCAAAGCCAAATAAGCCGCCTAGTATTTGTGCTATTATTGTACCCATTCTTCTGTAGTCTCCTCTATCTCAGGATGCTTCATTAATAAAAAATCAGCATACTTTTCTGGCACTCGAAATTCTATAGTGTACTTGCCAATTTCCATACTTCCGTCATGGGCTTGTACATACTGCCAGATGTCTTCTTCCAGTAGATTATATTCCGGAGTATTCCTACCCTTACGCCATAGTTTAAAAAATCTCATGTTCGCTCTCATGATTAATTCCCCTGTCTTACTGTAATAGGTTGACAACCACCAGCAGTTACACACACGGTATTGATATAATAATTCTGTCCACCAGTTTGTGTTAAGTTTACACTACCCGGACCGCCAGCATTGGTAATGCTAATGCTGGCGTTGTTTGCTGTGCTACCTGATTGATTAACTGTGGCAGAATTTCCGGTGCCTAATAAGTTAACACTTAGATAATGTTGGCCGAGACCGCTTTGGCTTGTTGATACTGTATTCAAATCTCCTTGTACATTGACAAAGGATGCTTTGGCTGTATTGTCAGTTTGACTTGTATTCACAGTATTGTAATCTCCATTAACAGTTGTTGACAAATAATGCCCACCACCACCTGTATTAGTCTGCTCGCTATTGACTTGGTTGCCTGTTCCAGTTACACTTATCGCTTGATAATGCTGTCCGTTATCTTGTCCGTTAGTTTGATTACCTAAGGTCGTTCCTTGGTTAAGTCCTAGGGTATTATAGCTACCATATACTTCAGCTTCAATTAAGTTCTGTCCGTAGGGATTACTTGGATCCCCTTGACGGATTTTAACAGTATTGCCCGAACCTTGTATTGGCATGCTCTGTTGTCCTAATCCTGCTACACTGTTTTGTGTACCATTTTGTTGTACGATAACTGTATTGTTAGAGCCAACTTGATCTATATAGATACTATTTCGAGTAATATAATTAACTCTAGCACGGGCAGAATCTATTGCGGCTTGTTGATCAGCGGTAATAGCACTGACTGGTGTTGTTGGTGGCGGATAAAAAACATAAGTGGCACCGGATTCTCCCGGCACATTTAAATTTATTACTGCCCAATCAGCTGGATTACCTATAGAGTTTAAAGAAGCACCTGTTACAGTTCCGGCTTGCGGGCCTGTACAATTATTGCAGGTCCATACCCAACCGGGACCTATTCTAGAGACTGCGGATCCATTCCAGTCATGCATGCCAATGCTTCCAGACCATAGACCAACGTAGGTGTTATTGCCGTTTACATTTTGTATCGAGCCGGTACTACTATCCGTAGTTGCGGCATTTTGAGCATGAGCGTTACCGCACATATTGAGTCCTGCGACAAGAAATAATATCATTAAGTATTTCATGTTAGTTCTGCTTTACAGTTATAGTAGTACCGGCACCGGAGTTGATACGGTTCTTAAATGTATACTGCCCTTGAGTCATGTAGACTGTAGCAGTTTCATTCTTGTTTACTGTTACACTTTCTTTGTTACTGCCATCATCACGATATAGTGTAACTGATAGATCATCCACGTAGGCCTTGATACCTGTACTGGCACGATAATCTGGTAATAGTCCTGTATTAGTGGAATTTAGTAATTTCAATTCAGCGGCCAGCTCTTCATTTAACATAGTCAATACATTGGCTAGAAAATCCTGGTCTAGAAAGTTCTGAGCTAGCTTATTGGCGAATATCTGACGTTGTTGGTCAGCGAGCACGTTGCCCAAGTCTGCTTCTTTAAGAAAATCTTGACTTAATAAACTTACTGTGGTTCGTGATTGTTCTTGTTGTGCTTTCTTAAGTTCAGGGGGTGGTGATAGAATCAACAGATTATTCATAGCATCTAGACTAAGATTAATGGTTACCGGTTTAGTTGGGGGTTGACTGCGGCTTTCAACCTTAGTGGCTTGGAACGCTTGATCTAGTGTAACCGACCCTGCGTCAGTAATAACGTCAATAATTCCAACCTTACAATCTCGCTTTACATCTGCCCATCCATTAGGACAGCTAGGCAATAGGATAACTGTACTGGCACCTAGTTCGTCTACAGTAGCAGTAAAATCAGTACCACGAACAGCAATAGTAGCTGTAGGGGTATTGATGGCGACTCGATTAGGATTATTATGAGCAATAGCACCTGAAGCGTACCTGACAGTACCTTGCGCCATATTGAGAGCAAGTTTGCCTGCGGCAGGTTTTTTAGGGTCGTAGACAAATTCGTCAATAACTAGTCGACTATTTTCATTTACCTGTACCCTTGTATCGTCCGCGAATGTAATACCAACCTTACCTTGGTTGGTCTTTACCGCGTCCTCCATTTCCACTCCGGTTCCCTTGGTTCCAGTTAGAGTCGTCTTCGATCGTTGTATCGAAGCTGGGCTGTTCAATTGTTCCGTTATGGTCCCGATCGCGGCTTCGCAATTCGTGAATGTACTCCCTAAGAGTACGCATAGTAGTCCCGTCCATATTAGTCTCCTTTTATAAACCATGAGCATTTTTGTAACTCTCGCATAACTTGATCAGCAGTGGTTCCATTTACACGAGTCACTAGTTCCACAAAGTCCAACCAATTGTGTGCATAGTCATTCATACCATGACTCCACTGTTGGTACATGTGTTCTAGGAATCGTCGATCCATGATTAATTGTGATTACTTTGGTTTATAGTTGTAGTATTACTACTACCATTAATCTTTAGGTTAAGTATATTACTATCACTGGTAGTATTATTCTGTGTTACATTGACAGTATTACTGCTACCAGTCATGCCTAGGGCAACACTATTATTACCAGTTTGACCGATAGTAACACTATTACTGTTACCTACCATTGAATCACCTGAGGCATAACCACCAATGCTGACACTATTCAAACCATTTTGATTGATTGTATAAGTGTTACTAGCACCATCGGATTTAATACCAACTGAGTTTCCACCCTGCATAGTGACCGAAGCAGTATTGTTGCCTCCGCCTATTAAGCTGATAGCGGCACTGCTATCACCACCAGATAGGTTAACATTTACTTGGTTGCTTGAACCTCCAGCTGTAGCGATATTAACATGATCCCTACCACCTATCATTTTAATATTAACACCGGCATTATCACCAACTTGGACAACATTGACACTACTGCTGGTAAAGCTGTTTTGTCCATCGCCATTAAGATCAATTATGGCTGTAGCACTATTACCTGTTACGCTATAGTTTACAGCAGGTGCCTGATAACCTCCCATGGTGCTACCCACCATGCTAATATCTAATTTATTTTGATTACCTACTTGATTAATGTTGACTCCGGCATTATCACCGTAGAGTTTGGCTGAGACTGTATTATCATCCCCACCCTGGATCGGTTGTACTCCTCGGACAACGTTTCCAAATCCATCCTGTGTGATAGCCACAGTTGCGCCACTACCGGATTGATCCACGTAGATGCTGTTATCTGCTGCCATTCCCAATGTTGGCATTGCAGCCACCATCAGAGTTGTAAGTAATTTTCTCGACAACTTACCAGCGCCTTTTAGACTTGATGTATTCATCATCATTTTTTGATTTGGGTTGGAACTCATTGTTTGTCATTTAAGCCAAACGCTTAGTTTATCCCCTCATCGCTCCTGGAGTCTCTGCTCCTTTAATTTTCGCTACTATCTTTCCTTTCTTAAAATATTTACTGCATTTGCAACTAAGATTTTATACTACTACTACTATTGTTTTACTTCTTCCAACTTCTCTACAAGTATCCAACCGCCTCGTGATTGATTATCTGATACTTTTATCCATCCTTCGCTACCAGCCTGTTTTATTTCTACTACGGTGCCTTTCTTAAATTGCCAAGTTTTTTGACTCTTATCATTTGATTCTCTATAAATGAATTCAGCTTCTTTTAATCTGCGTTGGCCAACTAATTCTTTAGGTTCTTCTTTTTTTACTTCTATCTTAGGTTCTTCTTTTTTTACTTCTATCTTAGGTTCTTCTTTTTTTACTTCCGTATCTACTGCAACCGGTTGAGTTAGGGTAGGTGTCATAACTACTACAGGTAGTTTACGATAATCCCATACTCCTTTGCGCTCACCTTCTTTGATCATTTCTACCACTGCGGCTTCGACGGTAGTCTTAACTGCTAGTGTTGCAGGTTCATTAATAGTCAATCCGCTTTCAAATTCAAATATTCCTGCTGTAGCACTAGTTGATCCTGTGTTGCCATTAAATACCTGCTGAAGTATGCCGCCCCCTGGATCAATACTTTTTAGGATGGCTACGCTATCTGCTGTTGAGTAAATGATCTTAGTTACTGTTACTGCTGCAAGTATCTTACCTGTGTTTACACTAATAGCTCGTAAACTTACAGTAACAATATCTTTCGAGTATTGTGTCTGTGGACCTACACCCAAAAACTTATATGCCGCGCCTCCTGATTCTAGGCCTGTATCGTAACCAATGATACCACCTTCCATAATAATACCAGCGAACTGCATTGGCATTAGGGGTTTAGCATCCTTGCCTTCATATGCTTCACGCATCTGTTTGATGATTAAGCGTTCTTTAGTAAGTGCATCGATGTTGCCACGCTCAACTACATCAAACCAACGGCCCTGTCCTACATCTTGTAGAGCTTTGATTAGGAACACCTCGGCACCCTGTGTGACCGCAGTTGAAAAACTAGCAACACCCGGAGTAGGTTTACGCTGTCCAGTTTTATCTGCAAACTGATAAACAGCAACACTGAGTTTAGGCCCCGCAGGTGGAGGAAGCAAATCAAATTCTTTTTGCATCTTATTCTCTGCTAACTTGGGCTCATGCTCTATGCCCGCAAGTTGTCCTGTCTTTTGTGTTATCGCACAACCGGACATTAATAAAACTGTAGAAAAAATAATTACTATTTTTTTCATCTTAGTTCATATTAAAGGAATTAAGTGGTACGTTGATTACTGTAGTGTTACCTACGTTATCTCTAACAGTTAATAAAATATTAGTTGGGTTAGTTGGGTCTTTCATCCAACTTAATGTATTGCCCTGGAAGTTAATTGTGCCGCCGCAAGCTGATGCATTTGCACTACAGGCGCCTCCTGCAAACATCTGTGTGGCTACGTTTTGACTAACCTGTGCGTAGATACGAGATTCTAAATTAGTTAAGAATTGATTAATGGGTTGATTACTAGCCGCACTTGCGGCTGCATCTTTAGCTGATTGTAATGCACTCAATACTGCCTGCTGACGTGTATACTGTTCATTCTCTATAGTCAGCACATAGGTACCGTATCCATTGCCGTTAAAACTTGGACTTTTAAATGAATAATCAGCCAAGGGCGTTGCTGCTACAAAAGCAGGAAACAGTAGAAGTACTGCAAGAAATTTTGCTGCTTTAGACATGGATTCGCCCCCACTAGGTCTTATTAGTATTTAATATACCTACATATTAAATAATACTAGCGGTTTTCTTAGGGTACTTTTACCTGCATGCCATTCTGACTGCCAGTGTTGAATCCTAGTTTCTGAATGGTTAGGTTAGACTCAAATTCGTCGGGTGTTTGAGTATAAATGAAATTACCAGTAGTGCCATTTAAAAATAAAATACCCTGGAACTTATCATGTTTCTGATAGTAAGCATAGGCAAATCTTTTTAAATTTGGAATAAATGCATCAAAGTTTATTACACCCTGATCTGTAATACTAGGGTTTACTACAGCCGCTACATCACTATCTGATGCTTCTAAGTATAGTGATTGAAAAATGGAAGTAATTGATGCTTTTACAAATGCTGCAACGTCTTTAGGTTTTGCACCTTGTTGTATTAAAGCAGGACCAAAGCCGCTCCAAAATGGATTTGTTGATCCTACACTGACTGCATCTTTACTAGCTATAATTTGTGAAGCGGTAGTTCCTGGTGCAATCTTAGCTCCACGTGCTTCAGCTACTGCTGTTGGATTTTCTTCCTCTGCTGTGTCTGCCTCTGGTTGAGGTGCAGCAGCCGGAACTGGTCTTCCAGTCCACTGTGGAGCAGTAGGTTTAGTATCAGGCTTAGTTGGATCAATAGCCTTTAATGGTTCTGATTTTTTCGTTGTCTTTGCTAATTTAGTAGTCAGAGTTGAAATAAATTGGGCAGCAGATTTTCTTACTTGTGATATAGCTTGATTAGTAGTGCCGTATCCTCGCACACCTATAATACGGGCACCGTTGCCTTTTACTTCAACTAGTCGACCGTTAATAATAAGGTCCCCAGCATCTTTACTAAGCATGATCTTTGGACTGGCAATCGCTAGGAAAAATTCTCCTTTGCCTTTATTAGTAGTAGTTTTTCCAGATTTAAATTTTCCAGAAATATTTAATAAATCACTTGAAACCTGTTGATACACTGTAGGATATTTTGTCTGTACAACATCATCTAAATTTTGCCAAACACCGGGAGTTAATAATTGTTTAATATTAATAATTCCCTTGGTTGCTAATTCCTGTGCGAATGCCATTTTATCATCGAATGGTGCTTTTGCATCTATAATTGCACGAGATATAATAGTGTGGACTTGTTTTAGATCTTCATCTTTTGATAAAATGTTATCAATACCGCTACCGATATCAATTTTTCTTATGTAAGAATAAATCTGATGTAACTCATCAATATCTAAAATATTAGGTATTTGCTGAATAATATGTTGTTGAACCGCGGCAACTCGAGGGTCAACACCTGGTTCTTTTTTTGATCGTTCTAGTAAAATGTCAATTACACGCATAGTGTAATATTTATACTATTTCTGGGAACAGGCAATCTTGTATGAACACTTGTACATCTGCTTCGTTTAGGCCTAAACTAGCCATAACTTTAGGTGTATGCGGGTTACATTTCTGATTTAGGCAGTAGTAGTTTTGTGCTTCTGTAGTATCTACTGCTGTATTATTAGTTTCTGCCACAGTTTCTAGGTAATGGGCCAAAGTAGTGCGAGCCATGGACATAATTTGCTCTAATTCAGCTTCATCCTGTACATTGCCCGCAGCCACCATACTAGGGCTGAATATGTTAGTAGCCCACTCGGGCAATGTTCTAGGTTTACGCCATTCTAACTTGCTAATTTCTTCAGCAAACCACGACATCATTGGATGATCGGGATCCCCAGCTTTTGAATAGTCATGGAAACAGCCAGTCATTTTGTTTTTACCAGCTACTACATCAAAGCCGTAAATTGGAGCAGGATTATGAGTATGTGGGAAGATGCAACAGTGCATCATCCAAAGTCCTTTAGTTTCTCTCGCATCCACCACGTCAACGTGAGCACGGCGATAGCGATCACTAGTCCATACCCTATTAATCCAGCCAGGTTGGTTAAAACGATCCATCCCAGGTTCGAAAATTTCAGTGCCTGTAAGATCAAAACTTTCTTCCAGCAAATGCTGTATTTCTATTAGTGTGTCCCAGACCTTACTCATCCTGATATTCTACAAGATCCATCATTTCTTTAAAAAAATCAGTAGCAAATTCAAAACAAATTTTAGCTTCATCGGCCATATCATCACTGATCTTTTCACGGACAGCAGCCTTGAGTGCTTCTGGATTTTCAAACTGATACATGCGTCCAGCACCTGGAATTTTTTTGGCAATCATCTGTCCACCAGCAAGATCTCCCATGTGGCGCACATAGATATGTGCCATTAGTTTTTTTGGATCATGTTTAATACTCATGATATGATCCATATAGCGTTTGACTACCGGTAGAATTTGTGGATCACCGTCTTTTTCATCATCCCACAATTCCATAAAGTCTGCAAGTATATGCGGTGCTCTGCGAATTTCAGGCATGCTGTTTAACAAACCATGCGGCATTGCGCATACTTCTAACAACTCATATTGTGGGTGTTGATTTTTTAAATATACCGCGTAGAGTTTAGGATTAATCGTTCCCGAAAATAAAATCTTTACAAACTCTTGACGTTCTGCATTCTGATGTGCTTCGTGGGTTAGGTCTCTTAAGCTCATTCTTCTTCCAATTTAATTTGTAAGGGGAAACCATTTGTTCGGGCAAGATTAGTTGCTTCTACTGCTTTGACTTCAGCGATTTCAAAACTATAAACACCTGCTATTCCACTACCTTGCTCGTGAACTTGTAACATAATATCTCTAGCTGTAGATTCATTATGTTTAAAAACTTCAGTCAGTACCGATACTACAAATTCCATAGGAGTGCTATCATCATTCACAAGTATAACCTTCCAACGCTTTGGTTCTGTGATAATTACTTTAATTTTTTCATCTAATTGAATATCTGTACTTGACATGATTGCTTTCTTTTAATGTTGGGGGAGTTGCCTCCCCCGGTTGATTATTTAACCTTAATGATACGAGGTTTTAATGCTTCTGGAACAATACGTTCGATATTAATAATCAACATACCGTCCTTGACTTCTGCATCCTTAACTTCCATGTATTCAGCCAAAGTCCAATTCTGTTCAAAGTTACGGCTAGCTAAACCACGGTGCAAATATTCTTTGCTCTCGTCTGTAGTTTCAGCTTGTATACCACGAACAACTAATTGATCCTGATCTATTTCAACTGAGATTTCATCTTTGCTGAAACCTGCAACTGCTACTTCGATAGCATAAGCACTATCACTATACTTCACAATGTTGTGTGGAGGATAGTTTCCGTTTACTTGTTGTAATCTTTGATTAAAGATTTGATCAAAGCCAACTAGAGCTCTGCTTAGATTAGCCAATTCGGCTGGTGTTACTGTTTTTAATTGCATTGTTGCCATTTTTAATCTCCTTATAGTAAGCAAGAATGTGCAGGGCCCCGAAGGCACCCTACATTTTTATTATATTACTTCTCTTCTTTAGGGTCAACCTCTGTAAAGCTCGCATCTACTGTTTGCTCAGCAGCCTGTGGTTGGGCTTCAGCTTGAGCTTTAGCCTGTTCAGCAGCCTGTTTTTTAGCAGTCAGTGGATTAGCAGCTTCAAAGAATGACTGTACAGCTTTTTGGATAGCCTCTACATCTTCACCGGCCATTGCAGTGTTAACAGCGTCAAGCGCGGTTTGGTATGCAGTCTTTTCCTCTTCAGTTAATTGATCTTGATATGCATCAAAATCTTTCTTAACTGTATGTAGTGAAGCCTCAGCTTGATTACGTGCTTCAATCAATTCCTTGGCTTTCTTATCAGCTTCAGCATTTTCTTCAGCTTCTTGTACCATGCGTTGGATTTCAGCATCAGTCAATCCTGAATCAGATTTGATAGTAATCTTGTTTTCTTTGCCAGTGTTTTTATCTCTGGCACTTACATTCAAGATACCATTAGCATCTAGATCGAGTGTAACTTCAATCTGTGGCATGCCACGCATTGCAGGAGCAATACCTTCTAAGTTGAACTCGCCCAGTTGCTTATTATACTTGTACAACTCACGCTCACCTTGTGCAACCTTAATGGTCACAGCTGGTTGATTGTCTTCTGCTGTTGAGAAAACTTGTGAGTGCTTAGTTGGGATAGTAGTGTTCTTAGGAATCAATTTGGTAAACACACCGCCCATTGTTTCAATACCCAATGTTAATGGTGTAACGTCTAACAACAATACGTCTGTCTTGTCGCCAGCTAGAACAGCACCTTGTACTGCGGCACCTGCGGCAACTGCTTCGTCTGGGTTAACGTCTTTACGTGGAGCCTTGCCAAACAGTTTCTCAACTGCTTCTTGTACTTTAGGCATACGTGTTTGACCACCAACTAGGATAACTTCATCGATATCACTAGCACTTACCTTAGCATCGGTCATAGCAATCTTACATGGCTCAATTGAACGTTGGATTAAGTCTTCAACCATTTGTTCAAACTTACTACGGGTAATAGTAATGTTCATGTGCTTTGGACCGCTTGCATCAGCAGTAACATATGGAAGATTTACTGTAGTCTGTTGTGTGCTTGACAGTTCAATCTTGGCTTTTTCAGCGGCATCTTTCAAACGCTGTAAAGCAAGCATATCATTTTTCAAATCAATACCGTTGTCTTTCTTAAACTCGTCGACTAGGTGATCCATGATACGTTGGTCAAAGTCTTCACCACCTAAGAATGTATCACCGTTTGTGCTTAATACTTCGATCTGTTTATCGCCGTCGATATTTGCGATTTCAATGATCGATACGTCGAACGTACCACCACCAAGGTCGTAAACAGCAATTTTGCGATCTCTTTTATCAGCTTTATCAACGCCATAAGCAAGAGCTGCCGCAGTAGGCTCGTTAATAATACGGAGTACTTCCAAGCCGGCAATTTTACCAGCATCTTTAGTAGCTTGTCTTTGACTGTCATTGAAGTACGCTGGTACTGTAATGACTGCTTGTGTAACTGTTTCACCTAGATAATCCTCTGCTGTTTTTTTCATTTTACGAAGTACTTCAGCTGACACCTGTGGTGGAGCCAGTTTTTCGCCATTTGCTTCAATCCATGCATCGCCGTTGTCGGCTTTGACAATAGCGTATGGCATAAGGTCAATGTCTTTCTGTACTTCTTTTTCGTCAAATTTACGCCCAATCAAACGCTTGGCCGCATAGATTGTATTTTTTGGATTCGTGACTGCTTGACGTTTTGCTGTTGCACCAACTAAAATTTCTTTGTCAGTGTATGCAATGATTGACGGTGTTGTTCTAGCACCTTCGCTGTTTTCGATTACTTTTGCAATTCCATTTTCTAGGATTGCTACGCAGCTATTTGTTGTACCCAAGTCGATACCGATGATTTTGCTCATAATTTTCTCCTTATAATTAAGCAAGTAAATATGTACAGCCCTTACGGCGCTCTACACATTTATTTATCTCAGACATTCTCTAAATTCTTAATATTAGACCACTTTTTAAGCCTTTGGAATTTGGCAAGTTTTGCTGCCTGAATATTATCGTGGCCGATAATATCCATAGAATACAGAATATCTATCATGGCTAGTACATCACCAACTTCGTCTTCTAGGTGTTCTCTATTAGTTTTAGGTTTGCCCGGTTTATAATTGTCCAATCCAAACCTACTAATTTTGCTAACTGCTTGAATCACTTCAGCACATTCTTCTTGCAATATATCTAATACTTCTTTAGTTTGACTGTCCATTTTGTGCCTCTTGTAAAATTTCAATTAATTGTGGAATAATTTTTTCATCTAACACTACACTATATCCTTTAGCTGACCCTGTATTAAGTTTAATTTTAATAAGTGAATCTACGATGTCTACCCAACAGTAGACTTCTCCATCGGGTTTAGTTATTTCTCTCATCTTTGGTTTATAAATGGTTGTAGCATTTTGCCTTCGTATGTAGTGCTAGTACGAAGTGTATTGTAGACATTCTGAATGCCTACTGCCTGGTTCCATGCATCTTCTAATGCATGGTGGGCCGTTACAGGTGGACGTTTAGGATCGATGCCTAGGTCAAAGGCTGTGCGAACATCTCTGACTTCCCAAAACTTCCAAGGAATTGCCTTGTTAATTTTACGGAACACATGCTCGCAAATGATAATATCAAAACATGCACCATTTGCCCATACACGCTTGGCACCCCAACAAAATTTATACAGTTGATTAAATGCATCAACGATATCAATCCTTCCATCTGGGTCAAAGGCAGCTTCCTGTGCCTCCTTGCTTTGATTAGCCCACCAGGCGATTGTATCATCACTAGTGGTTAATCCAATTCGATCACAACTATCTATATCTACCTTGACATAAAAACTTTCCATTGCTGGCTCTTTTAATTCAGCACCGAATGGGTCAAATTTTACTGCGCCAATTGTAAGAATAGTAGCGTCTGGAGTTGTATTTAGAGTCTCCAAATCTATCATAATGTCTGTTAGCATACAGTTATTATAACAGATTTAAATTGACATGTCAATACATTTTTTTAGGAAGTTGTTGATCGCGGAGTTTTTTCTTCCAACGAGCTTTAGCCGCACCCTTTTTGCGTTTGCGTTCTGTGGTGGGTTTTTCGTAGGTTTCTTTTTGGCGGAGATCGTCCAATTTACCAGAATCTTCAATTTTACGTTTGAAACGACGTAGGGCCTGATTGATATTTTCACCGTCTTTAACGGTAATACCAGTTCCTCTACTCTTCTGATGCATCATCTTGGTTATCTTCCTCTTGCTGATTCTTTAATTGTTCTACAATCAAGTCTAAATTATATATCCGATTTTTACTAATTAAGTGGTACGGAGTGAGTTCATCACCGGTAATATAATGAGTATTTGGTGCAGACAGCAACAAAGTAATGAATTTTTGGGTAATAGGATCACAATTATCAACATCGACGATTACACAATCTACCTGTTGAGCAACACTGAGCATCCAGCTGATATCCGAATCATCTTGATCAAAAATAAACACATTAAGATCTTCTATGCTTTGGCTAAGAATTGTCTGAAACTGTTCTTTAACTAATTGGCTTGGTTTTATCAAAAGATATGCCAAGTTCATGTTGAACAATCTATCAGGCGGTGTTATTAGAGTTATTTTTCCTAAGTTCATGTATACGCTCTTCAAAGTATTCTATTTTTTCCATCGGATAGTCACTAAATCTAGGACCATGCAATTTTGTCTCTTTTACAAATGCTGCCAATTCTGGTTCAGTTTTTTCATCAACATTAAAATCTGTAAATTGATGATCACCATATTCCTTGTACAACTGATCAATGGGTTGTAATCCTATTATTTTACTCCAAATACTACCTGTACCTTGTTCTTGATTTTGTATATAGCCTATGTTCGATTCTTGGTAATCAGATTCCCTTCCGAGTCCTTGATCATGTAAGTCTTTTTTTTTGATTCATCGACAGGAAGATCGATGTCAGGGACAGCTAACTGAGGTTCTTCGATTTCAGCTTCTTCCAATGCTGAAATTTCATTACCTTCGTTATCAATATAAGTTTCGCCTTTAGCCACACGTTCTTCTACTGTAGTTTCCTGTGATTTGGCCACTTCGCGTTCCGCCTCTTCAATCATTTTATTCCAACGATCGAGTTCAGTCTCTTCTTCAATTTCAGGAGTATCTGTAACGATTGTTTGTTCTCCAATTTGAACCAGCTGATCAGCAGTTAGCTCTGTATCAGTTTGTTCATCTTGAGATTCTTGTTTCTTATCCCAGAATCGGGCTTTCTCTTTAGCACGAGTAAACCATTCGCTAACAGTAGTATCGTTAAATGCCTCAGTTAATTCATCGGCTTGGTCATCTAACCATGTATGTTCTTTTTCTTCTTTAGCCCAAGCAAAGGACATCTGTGCCGCCAACAGCATAATAACTGCCAGTGGATCGAACACAATAACAATCATAATAATAACCCAGGTCACTGCTTTTTCTAGTATCGTAGCATCGGGATTAACACCGTAGATCAGTGCGGCAATATATTTGATTGGTCCGACTTCTGCTTCTACCTTACGTAGATCCTTAGCAATAGGAGCACGTTCTTCGTTTAATGAAGCGATTGTCTTTTGAGATTTTTGGATATCGTTTTGTAAGTTACTACGTTCTTTAGCTTGGCTTCGACGTAGTGCGGCAGCTTTATCGGCACCTTTCTCATCACTACTACGACTCATAGTTTGATCCACAGCCGAGTCCATTTGTGTTAGAGCTCTGCGAGCTGACTCAATGTTGTCTCGTTCGGTTTTGATTTTTTCGTCTATGATAGCGACTTTGTCAACAACGTCACCGCTTACCAAACTTTGATCTAAGTGTGCTTTTGATAAGAAACCAAAAATACCCATCGATGTAATCATCATGAGTACTATGACTGCGATACACATGTATGTTTTCATCAACATGGGTACACGGGTCCAATTGGCCTTAATCCATGTGGCGCATACTAATTTGGCAACTTCGAGGGTGGCGCCCATTATCATAACTGGAATCGCCGCGGCCGCGAAGATTGAAGTAAGCCCTACTACACTATAGTAAATGGCTACCGCTGATATTGTAAGACCAGTTAAAAGGAGCAGATATGCAAGTATCATCCGGTAGTGCTTTCTATATTATAAGGTTGATTAAGTTAAAGTAGTTCCAGAAATTTGGCTAACACTAACAACACCAACTAGGGTGGCGTTACTTACTGCGGCATTAGCTGTAACTGATTGTTGTGTTCCAGCACTGCTTACAGGATCATAAACACGCATAGATTCTGTAGTACCGTTGTATAATCCGCTAGCGACTGCATTGGCAATAACTTTGGCATTGGTATTCATAGGATTACCAGCGGCATCATTACCCACTGTAGCTGTACCTTGTTTGGTTCCAGTCTGTGGTAAGAATGTGTCACGATCGAACTTTACAGTGAATGCCAATGCTGTAGCTTGTGTGCTGCCATCGGTTTCGCCCGTTAGTACGATATCTAAAATTTGACAATCTGCTATACTGGTGATTTGATTAACTACTTGTTTGAAACGTAGATTACCACGAGCACGACTTAGTGCTAGTGCGGCTGTACTTGGTAAACTTGCACCTGAGAAATAATCCCAAGTGTTTGGGGTGCAACCACCGTCTTGATGATTACCCAAATCTGTTGTTGGGAAATTTGTTGAGTTGCTCATGTCAATCACAACACGGTAAAAATTTGGTTGTAATTGATCTAAATCTTGTTGAAATCCTGATGCCATGGTCCTGCTCCTTAATTGATAGTGTATTTATCAGCAAAACACCTCTAGTAGTGATTATATATTAGAGGTGTCCGATAGTCAACTTATTTGAATATAATCAAGGCCATCAAGCCTGCCTGGACAAAGAACCCAAATCCTATGGTTACAATGTTTAAAAAGTCCTTTTGGATGGCGGCTTTGATGAAAAAGCAGAATAACCCAGCCCATGCAAACAATACTAGGTCTACAGGTGGCATTTTTTCAGTTAATCCTGTTAAAACTGCCAACAGTGTAGGAATAGTAGCTAGGTGCATTAGAATAACTGCTATCCACCCCATGGTTTCTGCACTCACTGTAGGTGCATGTGTTTTGATATTTTTAACTAGCAAATCTAAATCAAATAGATCGTGTATTTTTGATTTGAGCTGGCTTAAAAATAATTGTGTTTTTGCGTTCATGCTAGACCTTAATTGTAAAAGATATGATGTCCAATTTTGGCCACAGGTTTTTTGCCCCAGCCCGGTTGAACATAATCACCGTGGAAATATAATGCATTTTTCAAATCTGGAAGTCTAAATCCTTCTAAGAGTACTTTCTTTGCTACTTCCATGGATTCGGTGTACATTGGACCATTCATTGGTTTCATGGCACTTGGGCCTTCACAATACCAGCTAAACTGGCACATGACTTTTTCGTACACTACATTCTTTTGATATACAACCTTACAGATGTCGCTAGGAAATGCGCCAGATTCTGTACGGTTGATTGTGACCTGTGCAACAGCTACTTTGCCTTCAAATGGCTCAGAGCCTGCTTCATGATATATGTTACGAGCTAGACAATCTAATTGAGTTTGTCTCATTTGAGCTGTAACTGGACTCGTTTGTTCACGAGCTTGTTTTAGGTGTTCAAACTTACGACTTACTGCTTCTTGTGCTACAAATAATACTGATAGTGCTACTACTAAATTTACTGCAATTTTGATAATGCGTATCATGTTTTTCTCCTTTACGCTGGATGAGGTATCGCTAGTACCGTCATTAAATCGGCTGTGTTTATTTCTCCTATAAAAATTAGCCTTACTACTCGTGTCCTCTAAACCCTTAGGGGACAATATATAGTTATCCTCTGTTTCATGAGGTAAAATACTATTATTATGATTGGGCAATATTTATCTCCGCATTTTGGATATATCAACCGCTTCATCATCACTAAAAATAGGCACTGCATTGCTTTTATGCATGGTTCCGATGCCCTTAACTTTGGTTCCGGTGTAGATTTTGTCAGCACCCTTAGTACAAGCCACCCAACCAGTGTCACGACTTTCGATCCGGGGCAGGTCTGATCCCCGGAAACTAGTTGGTGGAGCCTGATAAACTTCGGCAGTTAACGCCCTTTTACGCTTGCGGGCTTCTTGTTCGATACCCTGCTGTTTGAGCAGTTCTTTCCATTGCTCATCTAATTGTTCAGCCTTACGTTTGGCTTCTGCGCTGGCCCATTTCTTTTTGCCTTTTTTCTTACCGGTAGTACTAAGCCACGGGCCTTCAAGGTGCATTGACAATCTAAACTCCAAACTGTTAATAATAGTAATATTATACAGTAATGCTACCTATTTGTCAAGTTGTTAGGAATTATAACTTTGGATTACATCGTTTAGCAGTTCATCCAAATCCTTGTCTAGCATTTGGGTATTAAGTTCATATATATCATCATCTATGCCCTCTGTATCTGTAAAACCTAAAATCTCAAATACTTCTCTTCGACTAATTTGCTCATTCCGCATATTAGCCACCCAAATTACAGTAATAACCATACAGGCTATAATTTTTTCATCTGAGTAGATATCGTGTTTTTTGCACCATTCTACAGCCTGATTTACATGATAGGTTATATCTTCAATTCGATGTTCTAATTGGGCGATCCATTCTAATGTGTTATCTCGATTCCAGGTCATACTCGAAAACTTTCCCCGCATCCACATTCATCTTTGGCATTTGGATTGATAAATTTGAATCCTTCGTTGAGTCCGTCTCTAACATAGTCTACAGTCATACCTGTAAGATATGGAAAATCTTTTTTTGAACATACTACTTTGGCATATTGATTGCCACCCATCCAATACAGGGTATTTTCATCCAGGCTGTCGAGATATTCTAGTGTATAGGCCAATCCAGAACATCCGGTAGTTTTTACACCTACACAAATCCCTATACCTTTGCCACGCTGAGCTAGCTTTTTTTGGATCTGTTTGGCGGCTGCCTCAGTTAAGATTATTGGTTTTTCTTCTGTAGTCATCTATGGCAGCCTTAATAGCGTCTTCCGCAAGGATACTGCAATGGATCTTAACCGGCGGGAGTGCGAGCTCCTCTGCAATCGCAGAATTCTTAATTGATCCAGCCTGCTCCAGCGTTTTACCCTTGACCCATTCGGTGACAAGTGACGATGAAGCGATCGCCGACCCACAGCCATAAGTTTTAAATTTCGCATCTATTATTATTCCGTCTTCTACTTTAATTTGTAATTTCATCACGTCACCGCAGGCCGGGGCCCCGACCATACCAGTGCCTACCGCTGGATCAGCCGCATCCATTTTTCCTACGTTACGTGGATTTTCATAGTGATCTAATACTTTATCGCTGTAGGCCATATTATTTCTTTACCGGAGGTTGAGGTGGTTTAGGTGCCTGCGGTGGTTGAGGAGTTTGACGTGGTTGTTGTACTGGCTTTTTTAAATCGTTGAATATATTAGCAAGCCCTGCAGCCGATACTGTGGATACACTAACTAAAATAATAAAGGTATACAGGTATTTCATTTTAATTTGGAACTAGCACAGCTCTATAGCAATTACAGTTAGCATCTACTAGTGCTTCCCAATGGTATCCTGCAGGTGCTGGATAGACTGGTGGGTATATTGGTGGATTTTGTTGCTGAATATAAACTGGTTGCTGTTGAATTACAACTGGCGGACGAGTAGCTTCGTACACAATAACACCACCGACTACAGCTGGAACTGCCCAGCCATAGCCTGGATGATAGTAGTATGCTCCGCCACCATGTCGCCAACGTTCAGCATGGGCGTCAGCAGAAAACGCAAACAAAGCACTCATTGTTAAAATACTAGCAAACACTGAAATTACAATTAATTTACTTTTCATACTGCACTCCTTGATATTATTACTTATTAAACTAACTTAATACCGCTAGTCTGTTCGGTGTAACGATCTGCGGCATCTTTAACAGTAGATGCTAGCACCATAATGGTACTACGATTGATAGTAACTTCAGCATCTGGGTCTGTTGTAAATAAAAACGGAACAAGTCCAATACCATCTTTAGTAGCTGTCAAACACAATGGCTTACTAACTTTAATACCATTAGCGCCATCTTCGATCAATTTAGCCACAATCTCTTCTCCAGCTGTAGTTTTGATCGTAACTACTTCACCTGCGGTAACACCTTTTGAAATTAACATATTATACCTTTTCGAAATATTTTTTGAGTTCTGTAAATCCGCCAATATAATTATCGTCTAAAAATATCTGCGGCAAAGTTCTGGCTGTGGGAACTGCCTCTAACAGTTGTTCTTTGGTCCATGTTGTTTGAACATTACGTTCTTCGTATTCAATACCTTTCATTTCTAACAGGGCTTTGGCCTGTACACAAAATGGGCAGGCGTTTTTACTCCATACTATTGCTTTCATTTTAATTCCTCTTTGCTTATTATAACGTCGGAAGGGCGTCGTAGTCAATACCTTCGGACATGACTCCGATTACGTAATTGGTACTTTCGTTTTCCTGAAGAGCAGTTTGCTTTTTACTAGTGTCCGTATGCTTGTTGAACCAAGGAATTGGTGTGGATTTTGGAGCATTGGCTTGATACTTAATGCCAATATCTTTAAGTGCGCCCACTGCTGTGTAATCCACAAAATCTTTTAGAATATTTGCGTTAAGTCCAATAACTGGTCCTTTTTGGAACAAGTAGTCAGCCCATTCTTTTTCTTCTCGGATAACATCCATGTACAACTGATATACTTCTTGTTCACATTCGGTTTTGATGTCAGCAAATCGTTGATCTTCTTTGATTACTTGATTGATCAAGTAGGCTGTCCAACCTTTGTGTAGTAATTCATCTTGTAGGATTAAACTGATAATATTGCCATTACCAATAAAGATCTTGTTCTCTACCATGGCCAAGCTGGTAGCAAATGACACCATAAAGCGAAACGCTTCTAAGGCATAACTGGCATGTAGAGCCATCCAAATGGCTTTGATATGTGTGCGTTCATTGATCTTTTCTCCTGCCTCTTTACGACAGTTGATTAGATGCAGTGCGTCATAATAATTTCCTACCGAACTTGCCATGTCTACGATTTCTGTAGTATCGTGAATGGTGTTGAACACATCCTTAGGCACATTGTAGATATTACGAATTATATGACTGTAGCTCTTACTGTGGATGTTGGTTTCGTAGAATGTCCAATTATAAACTAGAGCTTCTAATTCTGGTAAACTAACAACCGGAGTAAAGATTTGACTAGGTCCACGACCTTGCAGACTATCTAAAGCAGTCTGGCGAAGTAGATTACTAGTAAAGATATGTCGAATGGCATCTGAGGCATCTTTAAAGTCATTAGCATCTTTACTAAGACTAATCTCTTCGGGTTGCCAGAAGAAGCCTCGGGCTGTCGCTTCAAAGTCTGCAATCTTACGATATTTAGTCTCCTCAAATCTCTGTATTGTGACTGGACCTGCAGGATCTAAGAACATCTTACGATTAAGATAATCAGTTGGTTTGCTTAAATCATATTGTTGTTTTGACATTTTTATTCCTTCTCAATTGAGCTTCTCTCATTTTTTGTTTTGTTTCTTCTGATCGCTTAACTCCAACTGGATTAGAATTTTTATTATGCGATAATCTTAATTTCAATTTAGTTTCTTCAGACTTTGCTCGACCTTTTAGTTTTTCACGCACTTGACGTTTTCTTTCTTCCGATTGCGGCGGTCTTTTAATACCTTTTAAAGCATTACTTATTTTAGATTTATGATCTTCTGTAAAAACTATTCCAGCCGTACCTTCTCCGCCGTCTGTTCTATTATGCAATATACCAGTACCTAAATCTTTTCTACCGTACCATCGAATCATTCTTCGTTCAAGTGCTAGAGCTCCAACTTCTGTTAAGTTAGATTCTAAAATAATGATATAAGATTTTTCTGGAGTATGTACACCTTTATTGTTAATTCGGTGTTGTTCCCATGCTCGATCATCTTTTCCCTTACCAATATAGTAGGGTGTGCCATCTTTTCTCAAGTAGGCATAGATGTAATAGTGTAAATACATTTGCTGTAACTCCTCACAGTTATAGAGCCGGTGGATATTATCAGTATCGCGATCGGCACTTGTATTTATCATTACAACTTACAAGCCTCGCAATCTTCTTCGTCATCAAAATCTATTGGCTCTAACATAGGCGGCGCTTCCTCTACATCTGCTTTAGCACCCTGTTTATTTACGAGGCTGTAATAGAAGGTTTTCAGACCCCATGCATGTGCCTGCATCAAGTTCTTGGCAATTAATGTAGTTGGAACTTTACGATCTGCCCAGTGTGCTGGATTGTAAAAAGTATTTGTACTCAGACTCTGATCAACATAGGCTGCAATGACAGCCGCTGTCTTTAAATATCCGTCGCAGTCTTTTTGTTCCCACATTAGTTGATACTTGTTCTTTAACTTAGCATATTCTGGTACAACTTGTGTAAATGATCCTGCCTTTGATTCTTTAGTACTGATCAAGCTCATGGGCATTTCAATACCATTAGTGCTGTTTATAACAACACTACTGCTTTCAACTGGTGCAACGGCCATTAAAGTTGCGTTGCGAACACCATACTGTTTCATATTTGTACGTAGTGTTTCCCAATCGAGTTCTGGAGCAAAGTCTGCTAATTGATTAACACCCTCTGCTCGTAATTCCCAAGGGAATATGCCTTGACCATATCGTGTATGTGAGCTATGCAGACAAGCGCCACGCTCTCGGGCCAACTCTACAGTAGCCTCTGTTAGATAAAATGCTTGATGTTCCATCCAGCTTTTAACATCTTGTAGTGCATCTTTATCGCCATACTTTAATCCACGCTTGGCATGCCAATAGGCCAAGTTAGTGATACCAATGCCCAGAGGACTGATTTCATCGTTGCTGAGTTTGCTTTGAATACTTAGGAAATCTTGGTAATCAAGTATGTTGCATAGGCTACGCTGTAGTATACGGCAAGCACGACGCATGTCTTCTGGATTACGGAAAGCTCCCCAGTTGATTGATCCCAGTGTACATAACGCTATGCGACCTTCGACGTCATCCAGACGTTTGAAAGATTTTGTAGGTAATAGGATCTCACAACATAAATTGCTTTGGTAGATAGTATGGAACTCAGGATCAAATGGTCCTTGATTTTGTACGTTGTCAATAAACACTAAGTAGATCCGTCCTGTATCAGTCCGTTCTTTTAATATACCACTTTTGAATACTTCTTCAGCACTCATAGTTTTCTTACGTAAGTCTTTACGCTTTTCATACTTGACGTATAGCTCTTCAAACAACTCGGTGTTCTTGTAAAACGCTTCGTATAGATCAGGCACCTCATTAGGGTCAAAGAAAGTTATGTTTTCTTTATTTTTGAATCGTCTCCAGAAGAAGGCTGATAGTACGACTCCGTAGTCCATGTGTCGGACTCGAGTTTCTTCAGTTCCTTGATTATTCTTGAGAACGATAAGATCGTCAAACTGATGATGCCAAATAGGATAAAATACTGTGGCTGAAGCATTGCGGATTCCTCCCTGTGAACAACTACGTAAATCACCGAACCATTTCTTTAAGAATGGGATCATGCCTGTGTGCATAATCTCTCCACCACGAATAGGACTACCTAGTGGACGTAAGCGACCGATCTCTAGACCAATGCCTGCACGTTTGCTGGCATACTTGGCCATCATCTCCCCAGAAGCAAATATGCTATCCAGATCGTCGTCACTGCGGATAAGCACACAACTCGAAAACTGTTTAGTTGGAGTGCCAAGGCCAGCCAACACAGGTGTTGCAAGAGTAAATAGACCATCTGACGCCGCGTTGTAATACTCTTTGATGTAACGCATACGGGCTGATCCAGGTTCTTCTTTATGGAATACAGTAGCGGCCGCAATAATATACCTAATTTGTGGCGTCTCATAGATCTCTTTTGTTGCGCGATTGCGAACAAGATACTTCTCGATAAGTTGTTCAATTGCTGCATAACTATATAATTCATCCTTTTCGTGATCCAGCATTTCATTCATTTTATTCCAATCGTCTTCGGTATACCACTCTAGTAATTCCGGTGTGTATAGTCCAACATCGACATTTTTCTTTACGATCGTGTAAAGGTGAGGAACCGTATATGATCCATATACATCTTTACGTAGCATTGATAAACGTTGTTTACCTGCTACATATTGATAGTTAATGTTTCCTAAATCTGGATTTGATTCTACATCGATAAGGTCAACGATTGCTCGCAACGTTACCTCATCTATTTCCTGTGTGGTGATGCCGTCATAAAAGTGTGGCTGACTTTTGATTTCAATCATACTTTGACTGACATCAGCAATGCCTTGGCAAACTTTAGTTATTTGGGCTTGCCATTTTTCTACTGCTAAAGGTTCTCGCTCACCACTTCGTTTTATTACTGTAATCTTGCTGTTCATGTTTGCTTTAACTTATATTTTTGATTATGTACTTACTCGACAACCTATTTCTAAAAAGTATTTAGTGAGAGGCATCGTCTCAGCAAAACTTATTGAAAGTCAATGGTTTGCAAGCGGTTTTCGCAAAAAATTGTGTTGGGGAGTAGGTGACAAATCTTATCATGCTTATAATTTAAATTATATACGCATTTATTAAAAAAATCTATCAGTTTGAGTTATACAGAGAAAATTGAACTATATGTATAAGTGAATGGGCCAGTATCACTACCAGTATTCAAGTATTGTAGAACAAAGCCATATGGAGGTGTTAGACCGCCCACATAAGCATTGCCATTTTGGTCAAGTAACTGTGCAGAAAAACTTAGTTTGACTGCGGTATCATCAGTTGAGTTATCACTGCCAGCGAAATCAAATTCATCGCTCAGGCTGATTTTTTTATTTGCAACGTCTACACTGATGTTTAATGTACCGCGTCTAGTAAATCCCTGACTGCTATGATAGGTATAGTCAACATTATAAGTTACAAATCCACTTGGGCTACCTGCTTGTGTAAGTGTGCCTGCTGACCATGCCACTGGAAGTTTTAAAAATTGACTTAGAATAAATTTATTTAATGTAATGGTATTGACACCTGACATAGTATATGTACCAAGACCGCTAACCTCTGGAACATATGGTATGGCATAGAATGTAGGATTAACGCTATTATCAGGACTGTATAAATCACTGTGTCTATCGCTTACTATATTTTGTACACTATTTCCTGGGGTATTAAAATAAATCTGTGA